GATATGAGTAACCACATCGAATCTGCTGCAAGCGTATCCTTTCCATCTGTCCTCATCAATCGATTTTGGGACAAGGTTAAAAAAACCTCGCATTGTTGGCTGTGGATCGGCCAAAGCCATGGTGGTTATGGGAGGCTGGATTTCCGCAAGAATGGAGTGCGAACAATTTTTTACGCTCACCGCCTGTCCTGGGAGATCCATCATGGACCGATTCCTCCGGGGATCGACGTTCTCCATGAATGCGACAACCCGGCCTGTCAAAACCCGAAGCATCTGTTTCTTGGCACTCAACGCGACAATAATCAGGATAAAATCCAAAAAGGTCGGCAGGCTCGCGGTGAAAAGTTTCCGTTTCATAAGCTCACATCCGAATCCGTGGTCGCAATCCGCTCACGATACGCCTCTGGCGAAATCACCCAGCAACAACTAGCTGATGAGTTTGGAATCTGTATCAGCCAGATAAATGGAGTAGTTAGGGGCATAGCGTGGAAACACGTTACCACCGTATAAAAGGATGCCCACCAATCGAGAGTAGGGCATTGCAAAGAAGAACCACCACGACGAGCACGACCAAGGCAATGGCGATTTTGTGAAATGGTTCTGGGATGCCGATCTTTTCGATTCCCCACATCACCACGAAATAAATCAGCGCGGCGACAACAATCCAGATCACAGCCGAAACTATGGCATCGCCGCTGATCACGGCCAGAATTGGAAGGAGTTCCATAAAATTAACCCCGGGCGCACCGTGAGGCACGCCCAGGCGTTTGGAGCGTTTACGCAGTGGGCGGAGTTGGAGGCGTAAGCGCGTCCAAAGCATCCAGCTTGTCGGCAATGGCCGAGCTGCGCGTCTGAATGTCGTCCAGCAGCTTTTGATCTTCCGGCGTGACCGTTCCCGGACTGTTTTGCAGCGCCGTGATCTTGTCGTTCAGGGTCTTCACATCGCCCTGCAATCCCGTAACTGCCGCATCCATGCGGTCGTTGAAGGCGTTCTGTTTGGTGGCGAAGTCACTAATTGCACTCATGATTTTCCTCTCTGTTTCATGGAGGTCGTGTTTGGTTACGCAATGCCCGCCCGACCCCAATGCAGCGTGCATGACGTTTTTTATCTCACCCAAAAGGGCTACTATCCGTTCTTCTGGGTCATTCTTCATCAACTCTAAACCTACCGCACAAACCAAACAAAGCGCCAGTGGGGTGTTCCCCTACGGCACAACGGATTTTGAATTGCTCCAGTTGGTTTCACCGTGGACAGTCACGCGAAAGAGGTTGGTATCGCCAGGACACTTAACCTTCGCCACCCACGTATCCAAATCGCTTCGTTTCCACGGCACATTGGCGTAGAAGCCTTCCTGCGTGGAGGCAACTCCCTGGTTTTGAAAGAGTACGTAAACGTCGAACTTGCTGGCGCTTGGGTGCATGACCGTCAGGATCGCGTGAATGTGCGAGTTGGTTGCGCTGATGAGCACGGGCGCTTGCGCCATTGAGGCTTGCAATGGCTTGGCTGGCCAATCCAGAAACGGCCCAGGACCATGCGTTGATGTTTCAGCCGCTCCGAGCGCGAGCAAGCTCAAGCCACACGCGAAACCAAGGATCGTTCCACCAGTCATATTCATATTGATTTACCACGCATGACTAGCGGTTCCAGTCGCGTAGCTGATTGCCGTGCCAACGAACTTCCCTCCAGGCTGCAAGCGCACAGGAGTAAAAGCGGCAATCGTCACGCCGCTAAACTCGGTTGTGCCTGCGTTATCAGTGAGCGATGCGCCCGTTGCGGCGGTTACGTAGAGAACTATGTTTGCCGTGAGCGTATTGGTTGCACCCGTTGCCGAGGTTGTAACCGTGCCAACGCCAAGCGAACTGAACCCGCCAGCAGCTCTAACAACCTTGTTACTCGTCACACTCGCGGCCAACGTCCCATCCGCATCTGTCCAATGCTGATAGTCTACGGTGGTGCTATAGCCAGAGACGTGCAACACTGCCGCAGGATTGTTCGTATTGATTCCGATTCGGCCTTGCCCAGCAGGCCAGACTAATTCAGCGATGACACTGAAAATCGGATTATCTGAGAAATCGTTGTTGATGCCGAAAATCGGTTCACCAAGAGGCACTGGATGACCGTTGCCATGATTTCCGATGAACATAAATAGCGGGTTCTTTTTGGGCAAAGCGTTAGTGCTGGCGTAGTTTGCAAAGAACGTTCTTACGCTGGCCGCGTTAACGTCGAAGTATCCGGTGCTTTCGGTTGCATCCCATGCTCCACCTCGATTGCCGTCAGCACCTAACTGAATTGACCAAGCAGAGTTGGTTCCAGCTACCGGGTTACTCTCGGGGGATGTGTATCCGCCTTGCAGTGCTATTTGATAAGCGGCGAATGCGGCGTTTGTATCAGTAGGTCGAACGATGTTTCCAAAAGCATCACAGCAATAAGACGATATGTAGGCAACCAGATTGGTTGTCACAACCGGACCAGACCAGACCCCACTCGTCCCGTTCGTGCTGTATGCGGTTGCGATGTCGCCAATCATGGGCGTGCCGGACATCTTCAACGGAACATAGCCGTTGAACGTCGGTGCGCTTATTCCACCGCCGAAATAACTCTCCGCTGTTCCAGCCCCATAAAACGCCCATTTATTCGTGGCTGCATTGACGGCAGAATAATAGCCATAGTTCGCATCTGTAGCGGTGCCGATGTCCCGCGCATAGAAACTAGCAAGCGATGTCAGAATGGTGGGGTTGGAATATCCGCCGTCAAAAGGATCAACCATTGAAAACCCCTTGGCAAAGGTGACGACATTAGTGAAGCCCGCCCAAGTGTCCAGGGTGGCTGTGAATGCCGTAAGTTCTGGCAACACACCAACCCCGGAGAACCCCACCGCCGAATCCAAGCTAGAGCTATGCTGATCGGAAGTGTTCCCATCAAAGTAACCGCCCACTTCCAGCGTTGGGATTGATGGGCCTTCCATCGTGATCGAGTTGCCGAAGAAGAAAGGCGAGTTGGTTGGCGCTCGCATGGCAATCGCCACGTTTGCCGCTTTGATCGTGTTCTCGTAGATGTCGTGAGAGAAAGCGTAGGCTGGCGTACCGATATAGACGTTTGGCTGGTTTGCTGTTGGGACAGACACGTTGATCGTAAAGCGATTGGTTGAAGCAACTCCGAGAGATTGGTCGTTCAGAGCGGATGCGGAATCGTCAGCAGCAATTCCAATGTCGTTCACAGGCGACCCGCAGACTCCAAGTGTATTAAGGAATCCGGTCAAGAAAGTCGGGTCTGTTGGATAGGTCGATGGTCCAGTCATACGATAGACTAAATATCCGATTGCATTCGTTGGGCATGCGCCTGGGTTGATGATCAAATAATTTGATCCATTCAGAGTCGCAGGGCCATTTGCCACTTGAGTCTCTGCGCTTAGTTCGGAAGCTCCAACGAGATTGATCCAGGCAACTAGATAGCCGTAGGTGGTCGAACCGGGAGTGCCGTGGACAGTTACTGTAGGCGCATTTGGTGTTGGGAGGGCTATTCGTGCGATATTGAGAAGGCCGCTCCAAGCACCAGCAGTTCCACTCGTATCCAGAGCAATAGGCAGGTCGCCAATCGCGGGCGTGCCGGACATGGTGAGTGCGTTGGTGGAGCCACCACCGAGTGGGATTCCATTATAGGTCAACGATATTCCGTTATCGCTGAATCGATTGGTTTGCTTGTTCAGCGTGATGTACGGAAACGCCGCACCGTAGGACAGCAATGGAAGGAGTGCTATCGAAGCTGCTAACAATCGAAGAAAAGTTGTCATAAGTTAATCCAAGGTGCTGCCTTTGTGCTGCTGTACCAGAGAAAGCCAGTGTCTGTGTCGAGCACGAGGTATTTGGCAGAGGAGACTGGGGCCACGCCTCCAAGAGCTTGCTCGTCGACGGGATTGGCACTTCCACCTCCAGCGCCAATCTCTTCCCAGCCAGTCTTGGTCCCGATCGGAGTCGTCTTCCGATACCATTTCCCGGTTACCGCCTGGATCACACCGGTCCCAGGCACTCCGTCAAGAACGCCTTCCGGATCGTTCATGACCCAGTTGAGTTCGGTTTGAAATTGAATGGCAGTTGCGTCCATAAAGATGAGGTTTAAGGATCTGCGGCGGTTGAAATAATCACCCACGCACCGTTGACGTAAGCGCGAAGGCCGGGGGTGTTGTCGGTCTGGTAAACAAGCATTCCATTCTCAGGCGTTCCAATCGCCGTCTTTTCAGCTTTGGTGATGCCACGCAAAATCACTGGACCTTCTGCGGTAACTTGGAACAGGTTTGTGGGAGTGCTTGGATAATTCGCTCCACCTGAAAGCCTGACTTTGAATGAAGGGATTCCAGCCGTCTCAATAGCATTCAGCCACCAACCAGCCTGTACGTTCTGGGCTTGCGCTGGCCCACCAGCAGGATTCCACGCATCTCCAGACATAATCAAAGCTGGCGAGTTATTGGACACACCTGCCGTTGCTTGGCTGATATGGCTGACTGCAATTCCGTCTCCTCTTCCGTTTAGCGGTGTGGACACACCCATTGGATCAGCCGCGTGAAAAGTCGAACCGGCCAAATACTCAAACGTCCCGCGCCGGGCTTGCCAGATCGGCCAAACAGCAAAGTTGTCCAGCAGATTAAGGGAGGCGATTGAGCTTTTGGTTGAATTGTCAGCTTGATCCCATGTGTCCGCTTTCTGCCAGCGAATTTCACCAGCTGAAATGCCAACCCCAGTGGTCGTGTAAAGGGTTGTTCCAAAACCAGCAGAAGCCGAACTTGGAGAGTTGGTTCCGGCGCTGGATGCGATAATCCTCGTGGCATCGTTAACGACGTTGACGGCCATTTCGTTAGTTCCAAAGTTCCGAACCTCTAAAAGATTGCCGGTGGTGTGGGTTCTATCCGTATTAAAATAGAAAGGGTTTACTCCATCTGAAGAATTTGGTCGCAAGTGGAATAGATCAATACTATGCAGGCTGTCAATCGCGCTTAGATTTATTCCATTTGTTGTGGATGATCCTTGAAGCGTAAGGCTCCCGCCGTTTGTATTGCTGGCGATGTAGATATTAGCTCCAATATCTTCGGCGTCGATTTGCAGGCTTCCGTTGACAGGAGAAGCGCCATTGCGTGTGTTAAGAAGAATCAAGTTTCCGTTATTTTCTCCGATGGAAATATCGCGTACCGACACTAGGGCTTCTGCTCCAGATGGAGATGGATAAAATGTCTCAGTGTTTGTTCCAACGAATAAAGCGTTTGAAATCAGAGGTCGCCATGTAAAATTAACTGGTTGCAAGTTAGTAACTCCACCGACAATGTTGGTCACCCAATACCCTCCAGCACTGCTATAATGCCCAGCACTGTTTAGAAAGAGATTGCCGCTCCCATCATAGCCAGAATTGTCCGCGACCAAGAAGTTTGTCGATCCACGGTCAATCAACCGAATTTGTGCCAACCCATCAGGTTGAACAACCACCTCAAACTGGCTATTCGTTCCGTTGCTCGTAGCCGCAAGCGTTAGCCCTGCGAAGGGCACAGGATCACTCGTCGCGCTTACGAGAAATTTGCTGTGGTTGGTGAACGAAAGCGCGTTGTCCACGGCGGCGATATGAAGATACGTGGTAGGAGACTCACCCTGCGCCTGATCGTGAACGGCAACAAATCCGTCGCTATAATCAGGAACCCACCACGGACCGACACTCGCGCCAATGTCTACGCTCGCACCGATACCAGGGACCAGCGAAGTCAATGTGCCATCGTTCTGCCAATAGCCTTGTGCTGAGATGCCACCTCCAACCGGGGGGCGTGCAACTTCCGTCCAGCCAAGGCCGTTGTTGTAAAGCCAAAGCGACTCGCCGTAGCGAGTTGGTGTCCACGGGCTATTCAGGTAGTTGGTCTTCGTCGGATCAGCAACCTGCGCCTGCGTGGCGGGCATCGTGAACGAGTTGGTAGAGTTGTTGATCAGGATGATGAGCTGTCCAAAGCCGTTGCCGTTATCGACGTTTACCTGATCGGTGGCCGAGTTGGTTGACGATCCGGTGAGTCTCAACGTGGTCTTGTTGACCGCCGTGACGACGTTTGCGCCTGGATTGAGCGTGGCGGTGAAGTTGCCAAGCAGTTGCAGGAAGCCCTCTACGAACTCGCCGTGGGAGATCAGGTTGGTGGTCGAGACATAGAACGGACCTTTAACGGGATCGAATCGCGTTACGAGAATACCGGCACTGTTCGTCCATTCCCCGGAGACGCCGTTGGTCAGGATGAAATTGAAGATGTCGCCTGGGGTATCGGGGTGGCCGGTGCTGAAATTGAGATAGATCCGGTGCGGGGCCGGTCCGTTGGTCTTGAATGATCCTGGGTCGAAGCTTTCGAATGTCGGATTTGCCGCTCGCAACGGAGCGGCGAGCGCGAGGATCGCCAGCGCAAAGAAAATTCGGTTCATAACGTTCAGATTCCAACCCAGCCACCATTGCCGCCATTAAGAGTGGGATCCCATGGGTAGGCAACCATTCCTTCCAACCGGTCGTAGTAGGTCGCGGCCAGGATTGGGCTCTGACCGACCTGGAGCCCCACCGGAGGGCCGTCTCCGACAAACACCTGCGGATTGCTTCCCGAACCGACGATGCCACCTAAGAGCTGGCAGAGAAGGTTGATGTCCTCCTCCATGTACTCCTGCTCGGAAAGGAATGGCGGAATGCCATGGACCTGATTCCAGAGACCTTGGACCGTGCAGTTGGCCATAAAGGGGGTTCCTCCAATAAGCTCGCAGAGAATGAGAAGGTGGTAGGCGTGGTGCTGCTGTCTTGAGAGGAACGACTTGCCTCCCGATTGGGCTTTAACCTGATCCCAAAGCCCAGGAATTGAGCATGTTGCAGGCATCTTTAAGCAGCCTTTCTTTTTCGCACCTTACGCCGGCCGTATTGGATTGCGAGTGTTTTGTACAGGTTCCCTCATGGCCAGAGCTAGAAACTGAGCGCCAATTCCCGCGCTCTAGCAGCCGCCGCGGGGTTCGCTGCCCGTTGTTGATCCTTCTTCTGAGACCCGGCGAATGGCGCCAGGCCAAGGTGGGCACCGTAGTAATTGAACAGCCGCACAGCATCGGAAACCGCAGCCTGGCCTTGGTCGTCCAGGTTGGCGAGGATCTGTTTGTAATCGCGTTCGCTCGGGGTTACCGCAAACACGTAGCGCAATGGATGCCTTGTCTCAAACGAACGCTTCACGTAATCGGCCGGGTTGTCCTTTCCGGCTTTCTTGGCTTCTTCTAGGGCGCCCAGGTACATCTCTCGGAACTCGGCTGGGTCGTTCGCGTATGCGGCGTATTCCATGCGCGCGATCCAAGGCGTGATCGGCGTTGGTGTGTTGTAGCCGCCTCCACCCGATCGGATGCTCATGCCTAGATCCCGGCCGGTAACGCGCAGGTAATTCTCGGCGTTGATCCTGCGGACGACGCGATTCTCGACATTGTCCAGGTCGAAAGCGTGATTGGCGATCTGCATGTACTGCAGCATGCCGCCGCCGCCAATCGCCGAGATCATGGGCCGGACGACGTGCTGATAGTCCGCGTCGAAGTTCTGGTTAATGAAGGCGGAAACAGCTTTCTGGATCGATTGGAACGATTGCATGGCGACCACTCGCTGATCCACAGACAGCATCCGATTGTCTCCCTGGCCTGTTCCGACGTTGATGGCTGAGTTGAGTAGCTCTCCCCAAAGTCCGAACGTACCGATCCGGTTGATCCGTTCCTGAATCCCAACCCAATCGTTCCCGCTGAGAGGCACACGCAGACCGCGTAGGTTTCGCTTCTTGCCGAGAACGTCTTCGCTGTAGGCGTCCACGATCAGGGAGAGACCCAGTCCGCCTAGACCGACCGCAGCCATGCCCAGCATAGCGGAGCTGGCCGCTTTGAGGGAGTTCTGTTCCTGGTTGTTGAGCCGCAGTCCGGCGACCTGCAATGCCCTGCGGTAGCTCCAACCCAAGAGTGGCAGGCCGAACCGAACCAGGCTATTGTTGAATGCCCACAGCGGCATGGTTGCGATGTTCGATTCCAACGAGATCACGTTTAACCCGACCGAGTAGATCCGCTCCAGTTCCTGGTTAGTGAGTATGGTTTTGTCCCCGTTGTTCATCCGGTCCAGAGCGCCCTTGGCCATTTCCGTAAAGTCCAAGCCGTAACGGCGATGGTCCGCTTCCCACTTCTCGAAGCTCACCTTGTCCTGGCTTTTGAGTTTGAGCATCTCTGCCGTGAGCTTGGCTGTTCCTGGATTAGCCCGAAGATATTCGATTCCCTTGGCCACGTAACCATCTGCCATCTCGGAGAGCGCCACGAACAAACCGCGGTTGGCCGAGATCACCGTTTGAAAGAACGGCGAGAGCGGCCGGAGTGGAGTGTATTGCGCTTTCTCTCCGACTAGGTTGAGCGTAGCCGATTGTAAATCCTTGGCTTGCCGGAAGAATCGAGCAGCCCGGTTGTGCTCTTCCCCACTCAGCGTGGTAAAGATGTCCGCGAACCGGCGCGCAACCTCCGGATCGTTCAGGCCCATCTCCAGGAACCTCTTCTCGTATTGGCTCGCCTTCAAAAACTCCCATCCAAGCCCTTGAGCCAGGGAACCCCCAATGTCCTTGGCTGTCATCTGGATCGTGCGCGCCGTCGCCTTGGCTGTTGTCGGCGAAAGTCCCCACTGAGCCATGATGTCCAGGGTTGTGGCAAGCTGCGCAATGGCAGAGGACGGCTGGTTAACGAGCAGCGAAGCCAGCTCTCCGGATAACCGGATCCCCCAGCGGAGGCTTCCCTCTTCCTGATTGCCGCGCGTGAAATAGGTCGAAAGGTTTCTCAGGAACGTGTCCAGGAACGGAGCCCGCTCTTCCACCTTGCGCAGGTAGCGCAACCGATCCTCACCCGTCTTGAACTGCGCCAGCATCGGGCTCGTGTCGGCTGCGAGAATCTTCTTGGCGGCAGCATCAACCTCTTTCTTCTGTCCGCTCGGAACAGTTCTTTCCGCCTGGGTGAGCGCGTCCTTGAGCTTGGCGACCAGCGCGCCCGCTTCGTCTTGAGCAGTCTGATACCAGCCGGCGAATGCTTTTCCGCCGCGGCCAAAGGTCGATTGCCAGGCAACCCGCTCCGCCATGCGCGCGTTATCGTTCCGATCGAACTTGTGATAGTCGAACCAATCGGCTGGCAAATGCTGGAACTGGCGCGCATCGATCATCGCATTGGGGACCATGCCTTCGATGTCCGCAACCTGGGTAGCCCCTTTTGGCTCAACCTTCCTGAGCGCATTATCGATCTCGTGATAGACCTGGGCCATCCGCAGCAGGCCGGACTGAACGTAATTCCCGACCGAATCCTGGCCGTTGTAGGCCTCGTGCAAACGCTCGAACATGCCGATCAGGTTTCCTCCGGCATCGTCGTAAGCCTTGGCAACCTCGGCCGTGTCCGCACTCATCGTCGTGCCGCTGTCATCGAGCACAGGCGTTGGGATTACCGATTCATCCGGCACATGGGTCAGCTTGTAGGCGAAGTCTTTCTCGACCGTATCGGTCATGTACTTCGCAACCAACGCTTGCGCCTTCGTCGGATCCTGGGCGTAGACGGTTCCAATGTCCTTCCAGGCTTCCGACGCGCCCGGGACACCTGCCGCTTCGTCCTTGGACCAGCCAGCCAGGCGCATGGTGTGGACCATGTTTCGGTACAGGTCTGAGAACTTGCGTTGAAAAGTCCATAGGCCAACAGGGATGTGTTTCCTTAATTGCCCGCCCAGCTTCGGATCCTGAACCAGCAATCCGCTTTCCTCGACCTTATGAACCCACCATTGCCCGGAGTGATACGCGGAGTCCACGTACTCGCGCATCGCCTTCATGAACTCGGGCATCCGATCTTCGATCAACGGCCGGACCACGTCATGGGAAAGCAGCCATGGACCCAGCTTGGCGAACCATTGATCGGCTGCAACCTCCCGGTCAACTCCCTCTGCCGGTTTGCCGCGCTCAAGAAATCCTAGAACGGAATTGAGGAGGTTCTTCTCAAACCATTCCGACGTCACCTTCTTCCGCTGCCACCAGCTCTGCCCTTTGTTCAGCACATCCTGGACGTTGGCCAGCAGCCGGGAGTTTTTGTAGCCGAAATCCTTGTCGGCCTGGTTGCGGTAATTGTTCGTGGACCCGGCAAACTTATTCATGCCCTGCTCGATCAGGCCAGAGGAAGGCGTTCCTAACGCTCCAACCTTCTTTCCGTCCGCTCCGAGGACCAGGCCGGTAACGGTGTGATCGGTCTCCCGCATCATCGGATCGTAGAGCTTATTCTTCATGATCTCGTTCACCTGCCGCTTGACGCGCTGGTAATCCGAGCCCATGGCCGTCTCGTCTCCGTTCTGAGCAGCCTCTTCCCGCAGCTTCAACCAGGCTGCCATCTGGCCTACAGAGGATTTGAGCTGATCCGGGGTGGTTACAGGACCAGAGATAGCCTTGAAGTTGAGCGTCCGTTCGTCCCATTTCGGGTGTGCATCCATCGTGGTCGGCACACGGATCTTCATCCCGTCTGTGAACACGGAATCTTCGGTCTGCTTGATCTTGGCGACCAGCTTCTGGATCTGGTTCTCGTAGATCGGCATTGCCGCATCTCCCGCGGCGATCACCTTATCCGTGTGTTCGGCGGCCCGGTTGGCGCGCGTTATCATTCGCAGCGCCTTCCGATTCTCGAGCTTGGCCGCCTCTTCCAGCTTCGACGCCTTAGCCACACTCCGGATGCCAGCCAGGATCTGTTCGTTGGTCTCCTTGCGTTGGTCCCGAAGTTCCTGTTCCAGCGCAGCCCGATCAGTTCCAGACGCCATCTTGCGCACCTGGAGCATGGCCAGCTCACGCTGGTTCAGCTTTCCGAAGGCAACGACTGTGGCGAGCAGTGCCTTGGCATCCGGGCTATCCGCTGCGAGCTGCGCGTAACGGTGCAAAGTTGGGTCCATCTCGGAAGCGTGACGGATGTAAGCCCGGATCTCCGATGCCGGCCGGGTGAAGTCAATGCTCGGATCACTCGCCATCTGGTCCAGGAAATTGAAGAGCTTCTCCCCTTGAAGTGCATCCCCGGTGTAAAGGCGGCGCATGGCGGCAACGGTATCCCGATCGATCGGCTGCCCAATCTTCCCTTCGATGTCTTGATACTGCTGGAACGCCACGCCCAACGATTTACCGACTCGCTCCAGGTCACGGATGTCTTCGTAGAGCAGCTTCTTTACGCCCTTCTTGATCAATCCGGACATGAACTCGGCGTCTTTGAAATTGTCCAGGATAACCTGGTGCTCAGTCAGGAGCCGCTGCTGATTGGCTTTGACCCGCGGCTCCATCTCTTTGGCCTTGGTTAACCCTCGGCCAACCGTTGACATCTCTCGCTCAAGCGCTGAGGCAGTTCCCACATTTACGTAATCAAGGTTCTCTGGGTGGGTTAGGGCATCTTTGTTTTGGCGTGGCTTGAACCCGACGATGCCTTTGACCTGGGCCTCGTTGATCTGTCTTTCCCGAACTGTCTCCGTGTTGTGCAGACCGAACAAGGTGCGAAATCCTTTGAGCGTTAATCCTCCAGCCACCGCGGCCGATGTCCTCACAAATTCGATCCAGGTATTTATCGCAGCCTCGTTGTTCATCCGGATCGACGGATCAACCTTTGGAAGTGGCGCATTTGTTCCAGCCGGAAGCAGGAACTCCAGTGGATCGTTTCGCTGTATGTTGAGCATCGCCGCCTCGACTGAGTCCTGAACGAGCGGCGCGCGGTCAATCTCGCCTGTCACCGGATTGTAGGTCTCAGCCAGATCCTTCGATCCGATCGATGGCGTGTGCCATTGCATCGTTCGGGCTGTCTCGGGGATCTGAACGCGAGCCGGTTTGTACGTCCCCGAAATCTTGCGGCCGACCCCGATTACGTCGTCCAGCAAAGTCGGGTCCTTAATCCCGATCATCTTGGCGACCCATTCCAGGAACCTGGTCCACATGGTTTTGTTGACGCCTGTGGACTTGATCGATCTCAGGAAGTTCTGGAATTGGGGGTTGGAGAACGCTTCCGCAATGAACTCGGCGTGGTTGGTCAGGCCGTACTGATTTGTCACACCCTGCTTGTCAGCCTGCTCTTTCGCAAATTCGTAAAGGAAGGTCAGCTCTCCTCGGTTCCGGCCGGTCTCCAAGTTGAAGACCGTGTTCCCGTGGACGTATTCATGGAGGAACGTCCGCAATGAACTGCCGTCTGCGAAAGCCGGCTCGTAGACGTTCGCGGTATGGGTCAGGGGATCGTAGCGTCCAGCCGACTCCCTGCCGTCTTCCCCTCTGTGTTCGCCGCCGACCGACAACCTGGTGCCGTGATCGCCGAGAGCTATCAGGTCATTAACGATCTTGCTGTCACCGAAGAGGCCAAGCTTGTTGAGCGCAACGAGTGCCTCGAACGCATTCTTGGATTTAGAGAGGACATCTCGGACAATGCCTTGGAATCGCGGGGATGTGTCCTGGTCTCGGCCAATGTCCGTCGTGGCGAGATGACCCTCTTCGCCAGCCGCCCCGCCGCCTACGCCTTCATCCGAACCTGGCGTTGGTTCTTGCGGTAGGGCGATTTCAGCACCTGTCGATGAAGGTTCAGCCACCCCTTCGCGCTCTCCGCGTCCATGCTCCCCAGCCAGCTTTTGAAGCTCGTCGACAAACCGAGATCGGAGTTGGCCTTGAGTAATCTCGGGATTGTTTGTGAACTCTTCATGTACGTTATTGTAAGCGCGGAACAGAGACCTGTAAAACTTGTCCAGTTTATCTTCTTTGATGTCGGCAACGGCCTTGGCCACGTCCGGGTTATTCTTGATCGTCTCCGACAATCCTTTGACGACCTCTGCGTGCCGGTCTTTGGGAGCCGTATCCAGATCCCAGGATAGTTCGTCGGCAATCGGCTGGGTCCTAGATTTCGAGATCCAGTTAGCTCCTCCTTCAAGGCGCTGCTCTTTCTGGATCGATCCCAGCTTTGCTTCGGCCGCTTCTGCGACTGGAAGCGGAGCAACTTCCCTCACGGACTGGCTGCCAGCATCAGCCTTCGCTTCCAACTGCGGTTTGATCTTGGCCCATTCTTCCGGAGTGTATTCGTGAAAGACCTTGGACTGCTTTGCCTCTCCCGTGCGGATCACGCCCAACGGTTTCCAACCCTCCTTGATCAGCGACTCGTAGCTCTTGGCCGCAATCGCACTGGCCTGCACCCTGTTAACGCGCGGCTTGCCAGTCTGCTTGAGCGTGCCGACAACAATCTTCCCGTCCGGCCGGCGAAAGACTCCCAGGCTGTTGGTGGATTCGTAGCTGTTACCTTCCTTTTCAATGGCGGATTCACCGGGACGCCCGAACAACCCAACCTCTTCTTTGCCAGCAACCGGTTCAAACCAGGCGTTGTAGGATTCTGGGACCTTGGAAAGCCAATCGGAGGAAGCAGGTGTTTCAGATTTCTTTAACGTCGGATAGTCAGCCAGCACGTTATCGGGAACAGCCTTCCCTTCGGCGAGCGCGTCTCTGACAATCTCTCTGTGGTTCTCGCGGGTCCGGTGTTCAGCGTCGGCCGTAAAAACTCCTCCGCCAGATTCAATCATCCGCTTGTTCTGAGCAACGACTTCGGCTTGCGTTTTCTCCCAAGGAGCCTTCGTGGAAGGCGCGGCCCCTGCTTCGACCTGGGCAGGAGCCGCTGGGGTGGGTGGTTTAACTTCCGTCGTCGCGGCCTTTTCGACTGGCACCTTCCTTTCTGCCGCAGGTTTCTCAGACAAAGCTTTGGCACGCGCACGAGCCACGGCCGCATCAACCGGACTGGCTTCCGCAGTTGGCGCTTCTACCGTTGCCGTTCCGGTAGTGAGTGCATCGGCGTCGATGCCGATCGTCTTGAGCGCGGCCTTATTCTCGGGGCTCAGCTCGACCGCTGCTTGCTGTAAGCGATCGCCAGCGCCTGCTTGAGCGCCTTTTTCTTTGAGCTTGGCTTGCTCTTCCCGATCTTGTGCCTCTTTTTGTAGCTGTGCATTATCTCCGACACGTTGCTGCTGAACGTCGCTCGGCTCTTCCCTTTTTTGAGTGGCATCTTCGACTCCTTCCCTGATGAATTTGTATTGTTCTTTCTGGCCGGCCGGAAGCTGCTGGATGTACTGCCGATCCGCGTCGGTCATGGTTCCGGCGACTTCCTTGTTCGCGATCTCCAGAAGGACCAGCTTCTGTTCCGCGGTCACCTTCCCGTAGGTCTCGGCTACGTGCGTATCCGGAGCGCCCCAGGCTGCATTCCGCAACTCTCTGGCTTGTTCCCGGGACAGCTCGGACTTGGGGAACAGTTCCTGGATCTCGCGCACGGTCTTGGCTTCGTTCCTGCGAATCTCCTCCACCACGGTCAGGCGCTCTTCTTCGGGCGTTGCAGGGACAGCAACGTTCTTCGACTCCCGCTTCAACTCCGCTGTGGCCTTGGTCTGCGCTTCCAGGAGTAATCGCCTGGAGTCCATGACGGCCTGCTGGGTTTTGGAGATCGGCGCGGTCGGGAAAGGTTCAGGCGGCGCGCCAGGTGTTGGCGCGGCCGGTTGATCCGGCGCTGGAGGCGGAGGTGGGGTTTGGTCCGCTGCGGCTGATTCGGCAGGCCCAGCGGGGGGAGTTGGTTCTGCCGGAGTTGGCAACCAATCCTTCGTGGGCCCACCTCGCAGGGCTGTAATCGCCGCAGCAGGCATGCCCGCCAGAATCCCGGTAGCCGTAGCATTTAGTAATCGGCTCCATTCGTCCTTTGTGAACTCGGTATCCCGCTTCTTGGGATCGGCATACCGCTCGCCCAGAATGTTGAAGAACTCCATGGCGCCCATCCCAGAACCAGCGACGAGCAATTCCTTGGGCACCGTCACAGCCTTGGAATCGATCCAGGTCCGAACCGCCTCCGTGGAAGCCTTCTCGCCGAAGATGCCCTTGAGTATCCGCTCGGGGATTACAGCGCCAATGGATGCGCCTGCGCCTGAGATTAAGGCCCCTACCTTCGCATCCTCTGGCGTGACACCTTCCTGTCCGGAAAGCTCGCCATATGCCCCGCCAGCCCCCAATGCGCCGAAGTTAGCCATGGAAGCGCCAATGCTCGCCATGTGACCGGCTGCGTCCTTGACGACTTTGGCGACCGGCTTGGAAAGAGCGCTTTCCATGACCTTTCCGGCCGCGAAATCTTCCAGCTCCTTCCGCTCCACCGCAGTTAAGGTTCCCTCGATTACCTTTCGCAAGGCACTTCGGGCCGCCGCCTGGCCAAAGAAGGTCGCAGCTCCGGCTTCCGTGCCGGGCCCGGGCGCCATCGCCGTGCCAGCCGCGGCGAACGTGAGCGCTTCGCCAACATTCGGGATCAACTCGCCAACCTTTCCAGCCACGTATTGACCGGCTGCAGGGAAGCTGGTCATCGCCTGCTGGATTGTGGGGACGCTCGCAGGAGCTTCTTCGGCTGTCTGCTTGAGCTTGCGCTTGTACAAGTCCAGGTAGAATTCCTTGGCTCCTTGAGCACCCAGCGTGTCGGAAGCCAAAGCCAAGGCTCCGGCACCAGAAGCTTCCATGCCCAGGACGCCGCGGCTAAATCCGCGTCCGAGCTGCTCGGTCATGGACGATTGCTGGACCGCTTGCTGTTGCTGGACCTTCTGCCAGTCAGCCAGGAAATCAGGGAAGGCCGATAGCGCTTCGGGTTTGTACCGCTCGGCAAATCCCCGCATCACCTCTTCGTCCGGTGTGGTGTCTCCCGGATTATTCTCCCGATAGAATTGGACGAGCGTGTTCAGGGGGTTGGGCTAGGCGAGAGCGGAGCCGTAAACTGATTGGTGTTGTATGGCGGATATGCGGTGGGGAACAAAGCACTGTTCTGCGCAGCCGAATCCTGCAGGAACTTGCGCAGCCTCAAGTTTGAAAGTTCACTGGGATCGGTGGGAGCAGCCGGAGCGGCGTTGGTCGACGGATAGATCAAGCTGTTGATAAAGTCCGGGCCTTTGTTTATCACCGCGCGACCTGCGTTGATGGCGCCCTGAGTTAGAAATCCTCCAGGAGTTGCGGTTTCCGGAGCAACGAACGGTGTTGCCGCAGGGGCAATGGGCGGGCCTGCCACAGCGCCATTGACACGCGGGGTTGGAAGACCGAAGTTCGGTTGCTTGGAAGGCGGGGCTGGCGGGGGAGCGGATGCTTTAGCATAGGCATCCATTGCCTCCGTCTCCACCTTTGGATTGTAAACAAACCCATTCTGCAGCGACTTAACTCGGTCTAGAGCCAGTCGATAGTCAGCAGTCGCTCTAGCAAGTTCCGGTTTACTGGCCGCTTCCTTCTCGAATTCCGTTGTAACAGTGCTCGTTACCTGGTTCATGGCTTGAACGTAGGCTTCGTACTTCGCTTTTTTCCCGGCCGCAAATTGCTTGCGGAATTCCGTCAGCTTGTCCGGATTATTTCGTATCAGCTCCCGCTCGGCAACGGTCATTTCCTTAGCCACCATAGGATCGTCCGCAATCAATCCTGCCACTCGTGAAGCAAATGCTTTCGGATCCTGGCCCGTATGCCGGAGAATTCCAGACAAAGCAACTCCAGCCGCCCGATTGGCTTCGATGTAGGTCTTCCCTCGATTGTCGACGTAGGCTTTGGATGCCGTATCAAAGCTTGCATCACTTGGTAGGTCTGCACCGGTCTCGTTAGCCTTGGCAACCATGGCTCTCCGCTCCTTCTCTTGCTCCTCGTCGCTCTTGAGCTTGAACTCATCCTTCATCCGCTGCAGCACCATGGCGTTAGCCGCAGCAGCCCGTTGGTTTTCGCCTTCTTCCCGAATCTGTTCGACCTGGCGGGCCTGGTTCAATCGATCCTTCGCCTGCCGATCTTGCATGGCCAGAGCCAGGGCGCCCTGGCTGTAGTTGGTGACTGGCGAGTAGGCTTGCTGAAAAAGCTGCGCCAGTTGCGCTTGATCATCAAAAGTTCCGCTTGGCATAAATTAAACGGTGGGTGCAGCCTCGTAATACGAAGAGCCGAACGGATCTGTCGTCTGATTCTGCAAGTTGTACTGGTCCATCGTGAAAGGAGCGTTCGCCGGTTGATTCATCTGATTGATCAACGCGCGATTGGCGAAGTAATTCCCAAGCGTGCTCGCCCCGGTCGCTACCCCTTGCCCAACGATCGCGCCAACTCCTGGAACAGGTTGCACGTAAGGCGATCGGAACGGGACATTCGTTTGCTGGTTTAACTTGAACCAGTTCAGCGGTTGCAACGAGTTGACGTAAGTCGTCCCGGCCGCCGTCGCGGGGAGGGCGCTCATCTGGATGCGGTTACCTGCCTGCGTCAATGGCAAGCTCAGGTTCTGAAGCCGGGTGTTGATGGCCTGCTGCTTGATTCCGGCCACGTCTGCGGCATTCGCCAGGTCGGCTTCCGCTCCGACCGTCCCTGCCGCTTGCAAGGCTGGGATGGTTGCGCCGGTCAAAAGGTTCTTTTGGAACGTGCTGCCTCCGCCCGTATAGCCCTGCCGGGCCCGATCAGCCGAAAGCGCATTCAACCTGGCCTGCAACCCTTCCAGGATGCCTTGCTTCTGCGCGGTCGCGACTGCGCCCCTGGCCTGGAGTACAGGCGCAATGTTAGCTTCCTGTTGCTGCTCGAGTTGTCCGCTGAACAACTGGTTGACGAGCTGATCACCCGCCACCATCGACGGTTCCAGGCCGGACACGATATTCTGATACCCAGCGATCTGGTCAGCCGGTTTCCCGAGTGCGGCTTGCTCAGCCAGGTAGGTCGCATACGCCTGGTTCCCGACGTTCTGCTCTACCCCTGCCGAAGTGAACGACGGGTACTGCGGCAGGAGCGCGCTTCCAGTCGATCCCCTGCTTTCCAGAAACTGTTGGTATTGCAGTGCCCGATCGGAAGCGGCGATGGACGCATTTGTTTTGTTCGCGTCCGCTTGTGCTTGCGAGCCAAAGTAGCCGGCGATGCCTGTGCCTGCCGCGCCAATGGCCGCTGCGCCGATAATTGCTGCGCCTATGCCGATACCCATAAAGTCATTGTCCTTTCGTTTCGCCCATGAAGATCTCAGTCCAGGCTGAGAGTCGGCCAGTGATCAGGAGGTAGGGCGCCAATCGTTTTGGCATCTTCAGAATGATCGCAGTCAGGGCCGTATAAGCGCTCGGGTTGGGGAGAACCTTCACGCCAGCTTCATGCAAGGCCTGGGTGATCTTGGTCATCGTCCAGCGCCGTTCTTCAAAGTGTTTCATAAGAACCGCGTCGACCGGTTTCCAGATCGGGTCAGCTTCTCCTTCTTCGGTAAAGGACGAGCCCCATCCAGGCACCTTCTGCTTGCGGGAAATGTAGGAACCAACGATCGATTCGGCCGTGACATCCACGTCCTCGGCCCACTGTAGCAAGGTGTAGGTCTGCTCGATTGGGCCATGCTTCCCGCCAAAGCAAAGGAGTGCCGCCGCCAGCGAACGGTAGATGTCGCCGCTCCCTTGAGCTGTAGCCGACACCGCAACGGTGCTCGGGCAAGCCCGGTAGCTACTCTGATGATGGGCCTCGCCAAGCGCGGCCACCAACTCAAGCTCGGCAGGGCTCAGTGGTTCGGTTCTCCAGAACGGTTGCATGAGATTGATCGATCATCTTTTTGAACGGGACAGCCGGGTTGCGGTTGTAACGATTGGCCATGATCTGAGTTACACGAAGGTCGCGCAGCAGACGGTAACGCGGTTCGTTGAACGGTGTGTTGGGCAGGCAAAAGTCCCAGATCGCGCGGACAATCCCTTCCTTCTCCAGGAAATCGTATGGCACCATCAATTTGCGCGTGTCCGGCAGGTTCTTCCAAAGATGGGATATTCCCCAACTGACGTGCCGGAAGGCTTCTCTGAGCGAGTCTTTGGTTACTTCGTCGCAGCCAGGAATGTTCTCCCAGGTCAATGCGTTGAACTCAGACTCCACGCACTGTTCCAAGTCCCGGTGGAGGAAAACGATGCGACAGCTCGGAAAGGTCTCCAGGATAGCCTGCGGGACATAGCCGAGGTTGGGGTCGGCATCCCCGATGTAGCGCATCAACTTCGGGCCGGACATGACCTTCTTGAAATCGGCGATGCTGCCGCAATCGAAGAGCGCTTCGTGCCAGCAGAACGAGTCACCAAAGCTCAGGAGGTTAGCCAGCCAAGCGGTTCGGCTTCGGGGAAGTCCGGTTAGGAAGAAGTGCTTGCTGGTCATAGGTAATACCCCACCAACTTGATCTCTCCGTCTGCAACGCCCGGAACGCTCTCCGTGATCTGGTAATCGAACTGGAGCGTGTTGGTGATCGGGAACACCGCCTGGCTGCCCGTCGCGACGGCATCCGTTCCACCTACCCGCGTCAGCAAGAGTGGAAAGCTCACGTTGTCCTTGCGGATATTGGCGAAGGCCTGACCATCGGTTGCTGATGCCCAGCGAAGCGTTGCCTGGAGAATGACAGCCTTGGCATTGGATGGAACACCCAGGCCGGCGAGCACCCCCGCCGCCACGGTCGTCCATCCAACCGCAGGCCCGGAGGCGTAAATGATGGCCGGACCAGCGGCAAGAAACTGCGGCCCGGTCAACAGGTTGCTCGGCGGAGTTGGATTCAGCAGGATGAACTGTGTGCCGTCGTCTTCGACGATGAAGATGCCGGCTGCTTGAATGTCGCCGGCTGAGAGGTCGACCAACCCAGCGCCCGTAACTTTCTTCACTGGCCGAGCGGCAATCCCGTCTGCGTTCAGCGTGGTTGCTCCCGTGTTGGTCGCCGCCGCCTTAACCACAAATTGAAGCCCGGCGCTGTAGGCCGTCAATGGCAGCGGAGCGAACGAGATCGCCATTGCGTTGACCGCGCCCGTGTCGACTGCGTAGAAGTTCGAAAGGAACGCCAGCTTGGCCAGGGTAACCGCCCGATCCTGGATCGCAGCCGTGTTGACCGATCCAGGCTTGAGTGTGCCATTAGGGTTGAGCGCGGCAGCCAGTTGCGCCGCCTGCGCGTTTACCGCCGTTTCGATGTCCGTTTTGTTCTGATCTTCCTGCGCGGGAGTCAGTGGAATACCTAGCACCAATCTTTTGAGCAACGAAAGTGGAGGGTAAGGCATAAACGCTTAGATCAACCCGAGTTCCATAAATTCGATTACGAGCGACACTGTCCCGGGATTGGCAGAGTCAACGGTCAAACGTGGAATCAACGTCGCTGCCGTTATCACGCTCGACAGTGCGGCGATTGACAGCTCTTGGTATGTGCCAACACCGGTCAGCGAAGCGAGCAAGACGGGAGCGATGATGTTGGTTCCGCCAGCCGCGGCGGCCGTGTACAGCCCGAGCGTAGCGGCAGAAAGATCGGCCGTTGGGTTGTAAACTAAGGCCCGAATCGGGACGTATTTGGTCGACGGAATGAAGATGGGAGCGAGGTCAACAGGCGCTCCAGCCATCAGGTTTAGCAGCCGAACAAAGGCCTTGAGCGTGCCCGCGTATTGGTTGGGCACGGCGCTTTGTGCGAATTGGGGTGCGGCTTGAAGAGTCGCCTGCCCGGGCACCAAAATATCGTTCTGATCAATCCGGACGGCCATGAGTTGCCTTTGTGTCCAAGGCAACCCTTACAGCACCAATAATGTTCCGTCGATAATTAACTGGCCATAGACCATGAATGGCGCCGCGGTGATAATGGCGTCAGAAACCCCGAGCGTGATGACTTCACCGGCCGGAATGCTCTTTACGCCGACTGCCGGCCAGGCCCTGCCGTAGCGAGGTCCGGTCAATCCGATGCGTTTCTGATCCAGATCCTGCGCGTCTTGCGTCCCGACAATCGGACTACTCGTTCCATGCGTGATCGTGGCGGCGATGTGCGCGGCCAAGCCGGAGCTGACGGCCGCCAGGTTGGCAACGATCGCCGCTAGCTGGGCGGCGATACCTCCGCTACCTCCTCCTGGAATACCAGCGATCTGCGCGGTGAGCGCGGCAATCTGTTGGTTCAGGCCATCGATCAGAGTCTGCAGGTTGAGTTCGTCGGTTTTGAACTGGGTTGCGATCTGGTCCAGGTCGCGCTGGAGCAAGTCCTGGAACCGATTCCACCAGCGATCGGAAGCTTCCTGCCAGGCCTTGAGTTCCGGGAACCGATCAGAGAATGAGTCCGGGATGTCCGGTGGGACCGGTATCTGACCGACCAACGCCAGCGACTGAGCTGGGCCTGGTTTACGGGTGATGGCCATGGTCAACCCCGTGGCAAGCTGCGGCTGTCAATCGGCGCGACGTTCCAAAGGCTGCCGACCAGCCGGCAAGGATCGTCGATGCCGTTGACCGTGATCGAACTCTGGAAGTAAAAGCGCCTGGACAAGATCGGCACCAGGTTCTGGATAATCGGATTGGCGAGCACCTTGGTTGCGATCAAGGTCGGCACAAGGTTGACGTTCTGGCAGCCGTAGATCTCCACCGTCATGGGGGTATTCGGGCTTTGCGATGCCATCAGGACCAGGAAGGCGCGGCAATCTTTCTCAGAGAAATCGTTTCCGAACGCACCCATGCCACTCTGGAGTTGGCTCGCGTAAGGATTGCGCGATTCGTCGTAGGGCACCACGTCCCGGCGAAAGAAGATCTGGTCGTTGTTATCCCAATCCGGCGCGCCTTGAGGCTCGTTGGTCTTGCCGTAGATCAGAACGGCGCCATGTCCTGTCCCCATGATAAACCAATCCTGTTCAGCTCCGGAAGCCCGACCCGTCAACGGCTTGCGCACCGTGCAAGCCGCCGTGATAATCGCCGAGCTGGTTGAAATCGAGTTCCATTTGTAATCCCAGAGCAGGATCTGTTCGGGATAATACGATCCTCTGACCGGCCAGACGAAGAGGATCTCGTGCGTGATCCCGTTCTCGGCCGCGAAGATGCGCTCGGTGTTGGCCAGGGTCGCTTGATCAAAGAAGATGTTTGAGCAGCTCTCGAACTTCGGCAGGATCATCGGCTGCTGGTTGGTCAGGTCGAACCGGTAGAAGGCATTCCGGCCGGCGTAAATGTGGAACATCTCAGTCGGCGTCTCCGCCAGCCAGAGCGCGTGCCGATAGTAAAGGCCCTGCTCCTTCTGGATTCGACGCGCGGCAAAGGCGAACGGTTGCGCTGGATCTCCGAGGTACTGCCCAAGGAAGATCGAGGTGTCCTTGTAGATCACCAATTGATCAGCCAACGGCAGCATTTTTAAGATGGCGCTGCCGTCGTCCTGCAGGTCTTCAAACCCGACGATGGACCCGATCATATCGGTCGCCTGCACCACAGCGTTTGTTACCGTGCTCTGGGCGAACCCATCCAGAACGACGCTCGCCCCTGTCACGTAGAGAATGTTGGCCGTGAAGTTGTCAGCCGTCGCGCCAGCGTGCGGCGCGCCAGCTCCCACCACCGTTATGCTCTCGCCGACCGAAAGGCCTTTCACCGGGTAGTCCAGCGTCAGGACGTTGGTGTAAGCCGCGATCGAGCCAGGCAGGAGAGCGGCCCACCTCCGCGGCTCTCCTGGCACTCCCCAGATCACCCGGAACTGAGTGCGCGTCAGGTACTGGTCGTTGGTGTAGATAGCATACGGATCTGGCGCGGTGTTGAACCAGTTGGCCAGTTGGTCCGGCTGGATCTCCGACACGTCCGCACCCATCAGGATGCCGTTGATCTCGGAGATCGTGTTGATTCGGGCTATCCCGTTCTCTCGCAGCTCGTAGATCGGAACAACCGAAAGCTCTTCTACCCGGTAGGTGCAGAGGAGGTCGATCCCGTTATTGAAAACCATGTAGCCGTTGATCGAGACCGTCTCCCAACGGTGGCCCAGGTCAGAGTAGCCAGACCCGATCACGATCCAGTAACCCGGGTTGTCGTCGATGTAGCGGAGCTGGTGCGGCAACGTCCCGGGAGGATAATCGGCCGGGCTCTCCGACCAGTACATCAGCTCGCTCTCAGGGGTTCCCGGTGGGTAATCCCGCGCCAGCTTGGAAATGTAATCTCCATCCTCCAGCGCGTAGTAGCGGTAGAGCCGGTGATGGCTTCCCGCGATTACGGCTGTTTGGCCGTTGGGCCTGCGCGCGAGGCCGAGCAGGGTAATCTCCTCATCGGCTTGGGCAAAGAGCGACGTGCCTGAGTCCGGAGATACCGGAGTTCCGCTGACTTCGTATTGGAAAGAGTTGCCGGTAACGGCGGTGACGATGAATGAGCCATTGTAGATTGGATCGGTTGCGCCTGTGACGATGACGGTTTCTCCTGGTTCAAACCACTGTCCGGAAAGCCTGGTCGCCGTGACGGTTCCTCCCGAGAATGTCAGCGCGTCCAGGACGATGAGTGACGGAAACGGCTGGCCACCGACCGGCAGGGTCAGGTTGGGGTAGAAGTAGTCGTGTCCTTCGCGGCGAATCTCCTGATCCAGGTCGCGCCGGAAGTCGCGCTTGATTGAATAGTTAAACGATCCGCAGTCATCCAAACTGCCGTTTGTAACCAGACTCCCGCCAAGCGCGGGCGCAACTTTGATGGGCCTGTAGCGATCTTTCTGCCGAGCGGCCATGGCTTGTCCTTACAGGTTTACCCGCCGTCTTGAAAGACAAATTGGGATTCGCACCCTTCGTAACACGGCCCGAAAAGGTTGAGATCTAATCCGCTGGAGCTGTGGGTTCCGATCGTTCCAATGCTCATCGACCGGTTAATCATCGGCCTCCATGTCGATATACTTTCCCGTCTCAATCCCCAGTCCACGCTCCAATCCCACATCTCGCCTCCCATGCTTGGATCCTGGTAAAACCAATACTTGCGCAGGATCGGGAACAGCTCTGGACGGTAGGCCATGCCGCCACCAAGTAGTCCGTGTAGGTCAACCCTGACCGCATGAGAATCGTTGCTTTGCGTATCATGCCAGCGCCTCAGACATAAGAGACCACGTTTGCCTGATTCGGAAAAGGCATCTGCCATCAGAAGCGCATCCTTGGAAATCACGCAATCATCTTCCAAGTAAAGAACAAGCTCCGCGCCCAGTGCATTCGCAAAGGCCGCGGCCAGGAAGGTGTTCAGCCGGCAGCCGAGCTTGGCGGGGTTGCGGTTGAAGTGGATGGACCATGATCCGATCCGGGAGATGAGTTCAGCTACCGCCTGGTTAGGTTCGCACGAGAAAACCAGGGTCCAATTCTGATTGCCGTTTGCCGCACGGATCGAATCCAGGCATTGAGCGAGCAGATCCGGACGGTCGTTGGTGGGAATACAAATGGCTTTCAAATGGCTTTCTTATGCAATCAGTACTTGTGAACGATCCCTATCCCGCAGGTTGTGGATTTAGCGTCTTCCATGATCGTAACTGTTCTCCACTGATCCCTTTGGATCTCACTCCAAAGCCTGGAAACCTGAACATCCGGCTGCCCGTGAGGAACAATGTCGTGGAACGCGACGATCCCACCTGGTGCTACCATCGGCATGTAATTGTCCCAATCTTTGAGGACGGCCTCATAATGGTGATCGGCATCGATAAACAGCCAATCGAACGGCCCGTGCTCTCTTACTTTTTCAACAATCGCTTGGTCGTGGGAATTTCCCTGGATCGCTTCAATTGTGCATTGTCCGTTTTCCCAGGATGGGAACTCCTTACGATTGTCGTAGGTTGGATGGTAAATATCCACAGCTGCGATCTTGGTTCCAGGCTGGCAGTTGTGAGACCAAGCCCACAAAGAACCGCCGCTAGCCGTCCCCAACTCAAGCACACGTTTAGGGCTGGCAATAATGAAATGCCTGATTAACCACTCGAATTCCCATCTCCTTTGGAGCAGTGGGAGACCGGCTGGAGGATAGTTTACTTTCATGATTCAGATTTGGTTTTGGATTCCATCAAATCCTGATCGGGCCAGAACTTCTCCTGGAGCGCGCGTTTGGCCAGGTAACGTTTCCGGTTAACCTGCTGCACCTCGCTCGCCCGTATCTGGTCTTGCCCAGCCTTTGCGATGGCTTCGAACGTCAACCGATTGGCCTCATGGAGATCGAAGTACTCCGATGATTTCAGGATTGCGTCCAGGTTTTGAACTTGATCAGCCAGCATTGACATGACCTGCCTAGCCTGCCTTCCGACCCTGAGACCGTTGGCTGCCTTGATCTGGAGGATCGAAAGGAAATCGAAAGCGAATGCTTCGTCGCACGGGAGGAGGATCATAATGCCGCATCCCAAGGACGGTTGAAGTTGAAGTAGCGAGCGCGCGGGTCCTGGTGCTGCCATTCCTTTGGGGGATAACCATGTGCCGCATCCGGGACAGCCACCGTGATCCTGCCCCCCGCAGCGATCATGAGGTGGGCATCGCCCGTATCAACGCCCAGGTACTGTCCGCACGCTGCGTAGATCCCAGACAGATCTTGCAGGCCAACGAAAGGCATCCGGGTTGCACCTGGAACAGTCAAATAATCTTCCCGCCCGAACTGCAAGAACGTCCGATCCTTAAACCGGGCCAGGATTGGTTCCCAGAAATCAGGCGGCCTTTGCCTCAGATGCGCCCAGTGGGCAGCGCACGTCGGGACAAAGCAGACCGGCTTGCTGTAATCAGCGAGCCACTGATGACCTGATTTGATCCGCTCTTCTGGAACGTTAATGACCGGAGTGCTACTCTCGCGATGCAGGCCGAATAGCTCCAGCTTAACCCTTCCGGAATGAACGCCTCCGACATGTCGGAACACCGGGTAAGCATCCGTGAATTCGATTGGGCAGAGGCCTTCGAAAAGGAACGCGAACCGTTCCAGCCGGCGCGGTAGTCGCATGATAGCCCGAGCGCCCAGCGCCTTGGCGATCGGCGTCACGCTCAGGGTGTCTCCCATCCCGTCCGCATCGGCCGCAGGGCCAAGCTCGTAAAACCCGTTGGGGTTGAGATACGGCAGCACATACGGATGTCCGATGTCCGGCCAGCGCACGGGCCCGCGAAAACAGAACTGAGAGTTGGGGCGCTTGAAGACGCAGTCTGGAGTCTTAGGCGAAGTTTCCTGGATCAAAGCCTTCCCCAAGCCCAAGGCAATTGCATTGGCGCAGCTCTGGTTACCGATGAATAGCTGGCAGCCAGCGATCAGCCTGGCCAAAGCCAAGGCATCTGAGCACGGCGCCAGCTCGCAGAACTTTCCGAACTTGGCCGTCCACTCGTTCCACTCCTGCGTCGTGCCGCAGAACTTCATCCTGAACCCGTAACGGCGCACCGCTTCGTCCCACGGGAATTCATTGTTCTGATACCGTCCAGACCGATGAATGACGACAGGGAACTTTGGGTCTTCGATCGGATTCGGCACCGTCAGCCACGGCTTATCCTCTGGCAACGGACCTGTTCCGAATCGTTTCGGATAAGCTTCGAAGAGCCGCCGCAATCCCAGCTTCTGCCTCTCGGCTGAGTTGGTCATCCAGATCTCACGGAACCGATTGAGATCGTGCGTAACCGATCCGGGCTGGCGATCGGCGTATTCAGCCGAAGTCAGGTAAGGTTGGATCTTTAAGAGCGGCAAAAGCCAGCGATACCGCTGCGGATCCCGCTTTGAATTCACGTCCCACTTGGTGTCCGGCCCGATGTAAAGCTTTCCGCCGCCGATCTCTTTGATGAACAGCAGCGAATAGATGATGTCGCCGATGTCGCCGGAATGGTAGAAGACCTTCTCTTGCGCCGTCACGATTATTGGCTCCGGAAGCTCGATCTTCTGGGTGGGAAGCCGGACAACTTCTGGCGGCGCTGGCGGAGCTTTGATCACGCCACTTCAACCGCTTTCCACTGCAACGCGAAAGTGTCGACGTTCTCGCCGCGGGTATCGAAGAACGAGAGCTGCAGTCGTTCCCGGCGCGCGGAGATGTAGGTCGACCCGTAGAATTCGTTGTAACGGAACTGGCTGCCTGTAACCGGTGGGTCATGGAACCCGCGCTTCTGCGCTCCACCCAACCCGCAAGTCACGTAGACCAGGCCGTCGACTAGGATCCGTTCGTAATTGTGGGCGTGGCCAGAGATAACCATGTGCGCTCCCCAAGTCTTGTAGGGCAAACGGAAAGCGGTGTTGCCGGGGTAATGGTTGATGTCCGAGGTGTAGGGTGCCTCGTGCAGGACGACCACGTTCCAGAGATCCGCGCTCGCTTCCAGGAGCGGCTGCAGCCAGGCAGCCTGGGGCGCTGCCGGAAGATTGGTGTCGAGCACGAAGATGTGGCAGCGATCGTTGCCAGACTGAGGATGCCGAGTTTGCGGGATGAAATCGTAATAGGTCTTGCCCTGGTTCAGCGCGGCCTGGCGCGTGAGCAACGCCTGCAAGGCCGCTCCGCCGTCTGAGATGATGTCGTGATTGCCGAAGGACAAGTAGAAGTTCGATGGGATGTACAGCCCGTAATACTTGATCAGGTTGTCCTGAATCGTGATCGGGTCTCCGTCCGGATAGTTCGTATCGCCAAGGTGCATGACGAAGTCCGGTTCCAAGGTCTTGACCAGAACCGAGACAGCGTCCGTGTTCAGGATCGTAGCCGGCTCCCCCGAATCGCCAAAGGCACAGAACTCGGTGGTATCTTCGTTCGGCTGGCTCGGATTTGGGCAGCCACCTCCTGACCCATCCCGGCAACAGGTGCTCAATGAATTGGCGCATTTGTTGGCTTGGTTCGGGCTGTCCACATCCAGGCTCAGCCGTTTACGCTCCATCGAATCGGCAAATAACAGGGCCCGGCGCCGCACATACTCTGCCATGTAGGACCCGTGCTCAGCCAGGTCGTGGTCGACCAGGCGCGCGATCTTCGCCTTAACGAACAGCCCGACCGCTTCGGCTACGCCCAAGTCGAAAGGAACTTCGTCGTTGTCATCGAACGACGTCTTAACCCCTTCCCAGAACAGGCTGATCTGATGCCGCTCTCCGACGCTCGGAAAGATCGTGAACTGCTGGCCCCAAGGATCAATCGCCATTAAGAACTGGGCATTGATAATCCTTGGATTGCCGCAGACCAGATCGTAACGGTTGCCCCACGGATAGATGTTGAGCGGCTGGGAAACGCATTGCTGTCCGACCCGCTTGTAATACGCATCCAACGGCCGGCATTGCTGGCCTTGCGGGAATGACCCGACGCTCGCCAATCCGTCCAGGACTAAGTCGTTGGCGCCGTAGACCGTCTCGTGGCCGCCGCGGTAGAAGGGAATGATCTGCTGGATCTGAACCACCGAATAGACCAATTGCTGGCCGAGGTAGTTCGGGTTTCCGGTCGCGACGTTGATCCGCTCGTTATCGACCGGCAGATCGATCAACACCGTGCCGACGAATTCAGACCATTTCATAGGCTACCTCAGAAAGCTCGCGATCACAGTGAACATGATGCCGAAAATAAAGCCGCATCCGAAGTACAACCATCGATAGTCCGCTGGAGGATTAAGCTCCTCGTTCATTTTGCGGACTTTCTCGGAAGCGAAGTAAGCCTCCCGTTCCTCTTGATTGACTTGCTTAAACCATTCCTGGGACCAGGGTTGTAATTCGACGTAGGGGGCCACGCCTGAAGAGTTAAGGCTCAAACATTTCATGCCGCTCTCTCCCGGTTGATGTTGAACTTCTTGCTGTTCTCCGGCCGCGGCAGCTTGGTCCCAATGGTCGCCGTGCTGGCCGCCTGCACTTCGCCGATCTTGATCACTTCGGCAATGTCCTTGATCGGCCCCACTGCCCCGGTCTCTTTAGAAGCCTTTGACACCGGCTCCGCCACAAGCGCCGCAGGACCCTTGCTGGGCGTTGGTCGCAGCGCGGCTTGCGGCAAGGTTGCGTTCCAGGGCTTGGAGGTACTCGAACTTGGCACTGGGAGAGCCTTTTTTTTTGTGCTATTCTCCCATTCCTCCTGGGAGATCTCCGTAACTCCAGTGGTCGGATTCATGGTCAGCTCGCCCAAAGCGATCTGTTCCTCTTCATTGTCGGTCTGGTAAGCTCCTGGGATGGATCCGCCGTGGCAATCGAGCGCTTCAAAGATGAAACGCCTCCCATGAGACTGAATCGCCCGGGTCGCGTTCACTGCATAATAGAACTTGGTCATACCTGCCATTTCCGTTTCGTCTCCCGCTCCCAATCATCCTTCGTTATCTCCGTTACGCCACTCGCCGGGTTGCAGGCAACCGCTGCCAAAAGGTTCTGTTCGTGTTCCAGCTCGGTCGCCAGCGCGCCTGGCAAAGAACCGGCAAAGCTTTCCAACCGTTCGAACGTAAAGGCGTTGCCGTTGATCTTGACCGGTTTGGTGGCGTTGACGCAATGGAAGAACCGTGCTGTCACCTTCTCCCTGCTGTAAACCACGTCATATCTCCAGACCGGATCCGCCGCGCATTCGCCGCTGTATTGGGATTGGTCCAGCATCTGGATCAACTTCCCTTTCTTGTCCTGATGAAATATGACGGCGCGCTTGTCGAGGATGCTCAGGCCCGGGACTGACCAGCCTTTGTCATGATGCCGGAAGACGTGTTGAATTAGCGGGGTGATTCTGGCCGCCGCCAAGACTTCCGGACCAGCGTGCGTGTCGAATGCTTCGGTGTCAGGACAGTTTACCAGGGACGGCGCGTGCTTGCGCCAGGCTTTGCCGTAAACCCCGACCCCGGTCATGTGTGGAATATCCCAATCGACTCGGGCCCCCATAAAAGTCTTGCAGTCCAATTGCGCCATGGTCCATTCCTCTTTCAGGATGTCCAACCAGTTCGGCGTCAGCGGGACTGCGTCCGGCTCGAACCATAGCATGTCGTCCTGGTAGGCGGTGTATTCCGTTTGTTCCACATGGAACAATGCCTGAGAGAACATCCAGTTGGCCGCTCCTGGCCAGCCGCACTCGTGTTCGTCTGGAACGATGGTGTGGACGTCTTGGAAAATGGAGCGCGCCAAGTTGACGATCTCAACGCAACTGGAATGAATGCTTGCTTGGGCCGAGACGACCAGAAGCAGCCTCTCATCTTGCAGCGAATTGGCGTTTTTGGAAGAGAGGAACCCCATCCATTTCATCAGCCGCAGGGTTTGGCTGATGTCACCCGGATGGAAAGCTAAGGTTAGAATCATCCGCTTATTGCTGCCACGATGCCACGGCAACCAAGGCCGTTCAATAGCAAAAGCGCCGGAGATCCCCGAAGAACTCCGGCGCCATGTCCCTACCAAGACATCCGCAACGCAGCCACGCTTTGCGGAAGATGAGTTACGTCGCCGTTACCGTAGTCCAGCCGGTAGCCAGACTGACGTCACTGGCTTTGACGTAGAGCACGCCTAATTCGTCGACACAAACCTTGCCAACCGAACCGTAGATGACTCCCTCGGGACCGCCCGGGATGAGTGGTGGTTGGCCTGGGGCAGCGTTGTAATCGCTGCCTTGAGTTGCTTTATCCCAGAGATTTGCTCCGGGAGAATTTAAGGGCGGCACAAGAGCCATAAAGTTTAATTCCTTTCTGGTTTGATCGTTGCGGTTACGAGGTGGGCAAGCAAGGATTCGCCGTGATCGTCGGGCATCCGGCAGCGATATTCTCAATGATCGCATGCCGGTTCGGAACCTGGATCATCGCGGCGATCGTCTTGCTGTTCAACTGGTAGTGGTTCACGTTTGGCGTGATTACACAATTGTACAAATTATCTGCGACGTTGGTCTGCCGAGTCGCCGAGGCCGTTCCAGCCAGGCCGATCATGGTGTCCGACCAATCCAAGAGCCAGAGGTTACGGCCGCGCGAGCTGTCCAGGCCGCCGTTGGCCGCTTGGAAGACCGCGAGCTGATCGTCGAAATAGGTGTCGGTGATGACCGCCAACTGCACCGCTTCATCCGGGAAGTCGTAGATGTTGTAGTTCCAGAGCAACTGCCCTTCGAACGTGATCGCTTCGCCCGCCTTGAAGAACCTGGTGTACTGCATGCCGTACTTCTTCTGGTAGTACTGGATCATGATCGTCAGGATCGAGTCAGCCAGGAAACGGTCAGTCATGCCGTCGATTCGGTCGATCATGCCGCTGTCCGTTTCGCGCTGGCGCTTGATCTGGTAGAGGAGGGACTTGATCACGTCCAGGTCCAAGGCCGCGTTCTGGTTATCGATCACCCGGCCGCAATCCTGGAGCTGCTGGCGCCAGCCGATCGTGTTGGCCTTGTACTCGAGCAGACAGCTCTGGTTAGCCGGATCTACCACCTGGGGCAGGTTCTGGTAACTGTTAGGCGTCTGCTGCTCGTTGATCTTCTGGCCGTAGAAGATCGTGTTGTAGTAGGCCCGCTCAGCCAGCATTTCCTGGCGTTTGCGTTGCTTAGCCAATTCCAAGGTGCGGAACTTCTTGAAGAACTCGGATGTGAGCGGCGCGGTCAACGCCTTCACATACTCGTCGTTGTAGCAGAAGGTCGTCCGGATCGTCTGGAGCCAGTAAACCAACAGCTTGAGCGTGTTCTCCGAAGCGTCGTTGTAGCACCACGATTCGAAGTTACTTACCGAATTGGCGATCGGTATGATGACGCCGTGAGTCGGTTGATAGACCGCTTTCTGCGGGTTGGTCAGGGCAGCCCATCCGGCCGCGGTGAAGGGGGGTTGCACGATTAACTTGGCCTGGGTGGCACTGACGTTGATCGATTGCAAGATCATGAACTGAACGGTCTGGCCAACGTTGGTCACCGGATCCTTGTAAAGGACGACGATCGATCGGCCCGGCAGGAAATACTTCTCCAGAGAGGTGAGCGGGGAAGCGAACTGGGATGCTTCGTTTTCCACCGTAAGATCGAACGCGGAAGCGGGCAGGCTGCCTACGCCGGCATTCGGATCAACCACGCCGCCGACCAGGTTGAACCAGTTGGCGTTGACCACCGAGCGCTGGGGCACCATGACGAACGGCGAGATGATGGAACGATCCATCGTCAGCGACTGGGTTTTGATCGGGATGGTGCGGGAAAGAAAAAGGTCGGTTAGAGCCCGCTCGGGCACGCCCGTCATGCGCGCTTCTTTGGTTTGGCCGATGACACGGTCCATGCGGACTTCGGTGAATCCTTGCGCTTCAAACACATCCGGCGTCATTGCCTGGATGGAAGCTCGGGTGAGGGTGCAGCCGCAACTGTTGTCCACGGAGATCAGCCGCGGCGTGCAGTTGTTGCCTGGGTAAACTGCCATAATTCAATGCCTTTCGTTAACGTTGTTCGGTCTTACGATTACGATTAACTTTAAGGCGTTGATATGGATAGACCTAGAACAAGCGTCTTTACGGCACAAAAAATCCCGCCCTTCGGCGGGACGGGATGCAGATTACTAGATGGTGATCTTGTCGAAGTGGCTATCCAGCCCAGGCGCTGGCCCCCCCAGACCACTGCCTCTTGAGTTCGTCTTCCGTGAAAACGGTCGGTGAAGAAACGGGTGGAGGCAAGTTGGCCGCTCCCGGAGCCGGGGTGATTGTGGTCTTGGGTGACTCCTCTTTCTTGGCCGCTGGTTTAGCGGCAGGAGCTTCCTTCTTGGCTGCGACAGCTTTGGCTGGCCGAACATAGCCTTCATCCTCGCGGCGCTTAATCTCGGCTGCTAGGACCGTTTTTGCTTGCGTAGCCGCTGCGACGGCCAGCATGTCGAGCACGTCTTCGTGTCCGAGCGTCCAATGCCTGGCCTGTTCCGGGGCCGGCATCTTCTCCAACTCTCTCCGGGTAACAAAGGAACGGCCGTTTACTACGCGCATCTCGCCGCCGTCCCGCGCGAAGATCTGCTCTTGCTGGTCGATGAAGCTGAAAAGGTTCTGCTGGCGCAGAGCTTTTTGATTGGATGGCGCGCTCGCGGGCAACTTCTGGTCATACGCCGCCTGCCGTTCTCCGCCGACCAGCTCCAGATACTCGCGGCCCAGGGTCTCTGCCTGGCCCAAGAAGTTCTTCGCCACACTGGCCGCCAGCGGGTCGATAGTCGCCGCAGCGTCCCAGGCCTCCTTGCCACCAAATGTGGGGTCCTTCTCTTCGGCCGCCTTGAACACTTCGTGGAACGGCGATTTATCGTCTGGCACGAAGCGCTGTGCAACCGTTGCCCGGTACGAGTTGACCGACTTGTCGATCTCCGGTTTAAGTTCCCGCATGCGCTCGGCATGTTCGGTCGCCTCCATCTTGGGCTTGAATTCCTTTTCGACGTCTTGCCGGACCTGGTCCGCTATCCATTGGCGTTCCAGCTTCTTGCGATCTCCGCTCTGGTAAATCGGCTGGTTCTCCTCGATAAACGCGGCGAAGTTTTCGTCGGTGTCTGGGTCCCAGTCCGAGTCTTCCTTCCGCTTCTCGTCGATGTAAGAATCGACCTTCTTGAGGTAGTCCAAGGTCTTCTTGGCCATCGTGCCGTATTTGTCCGGCATGGCTTTGGCCGCATACCTGGCCAGTTCGATCGCTTCCTTCTCCGATTCGCCGAGTGATTCGACAAAGTCCGCGTCTGGATCGGCCGCGGCGGGAGCCTCTTCCTTTTTTTCGGGAGCGGGTGGGGCTGCGGGGGTTTCCTTGGCCACGCGCCGAACGATCCCTTCGACGATGTCTTCGATCGGCTTGGCCTTTTCGACGATCACCTTCGGCTTGGCCGGAGGCGGATCTGAGGGGGGCGCGGCTGGATCCTTGGCAGTGGGCGCGGCCTTGTCGTCAGCCTTGGCATCACCAGCCTTCGCTTCATCCGGCTTAGGTGGATCTCCTGCTGGTTTATCGTCGGCCGGTTTGGCTGCCTTGGCCGCTTCGGCTTGCTCCTTCTTGAAACGCGCATGCTCGCCCATGCTGATAAATTCTCCGGAGGGAACGTTGCGCGCTGTCTCCGGCGCTTTCGCGGGAGCGTCGACGACCTGGCCGTCCGAAACGGCCTTACCCATGTCGGCGAGGATGGAAGCCATCCAGGGATCGGCGGTAGGTGTTGCGGCAGTGGGAGGAGTGGCGGCGGGCGGTGGGGTAGTTGTGGCTGCTTCTGGCATAGACTATTTTCGGTTTGTGGTTTGCTGTAGCGCGATAATCGTCTCCTCGTATTCCGACCAATCAACGCCTAGTTCGGCGGCAAAAAGCCGTTCGATGTTGGTTGCGAAGAAATGCTCTCGGCGGTATGGGGCAGCCGGATCGTCTCCAGGCTCAGCTTCATTGGAATGCTTTCCTTGCCGGCGCTCCTCCTCGAAATTCATGTCGAACGAGTCGACCACTTCCTGGACAATGCTTCGATCCTTGCAAAGGCACACTTCCACAAGCTCATGAACGGCGATGAGCGCGGCATGTTTCCAGTTGCCAGTGTCTGACACTTCGATCAACAGGTTGCCGTTATGATCGAATCTCCAGTTTCCGCAGGTCTCGTACTGCTGGCTATCGTGTGGGATTACTTTGATCTCGACGTTCATGCGTTAATCTCTTCGTCACTGAATTGAACTCCCAAGGCTTGTCCTTTCTCTATTTCGCTGACGGCATCCTGGAGCGACTTTGTCCGGACCTCCAGCTTGTAGCCGCTGATCTGGTCCGCGTGTTCTTCGCACGCTTTGATGGCCGCCTTAACCGTAGGCCCTGTTCCAACAACCCAGCCGATCTCGCTAAACTTGGCTGGTTGCGGGATCACGTAATCGACTCCGCTCAGGCGGCAGTGGAAGAAGAGTTTCACCCAGCGCCTAACTTCATCCGGGATGGTCACGGCTTGCCAGGCTTCGTCCGCGTGATCGGAGTAGATGACGGCTTGCGCCGAATACTTGGCCGGCTCTCCTTCTTCGTCTTCGTCCACCTCCGGGTCCACCACAATACCCGCAGCGCCGCTCCACATGATCTCGCCCCAATTGGCGATCATCTCTTGCATGGATTCAGAAGGCGGTGATCCGCCCCGGGCGGTGACGTCGATCAGATAAGGCCGCTCATCCGGTCCGACCCGTACCTCCGTGGAGAAGAGACCGCGATACTGGTAGGCCTCTAGTGCGGGAGCAAGCCATTTGTTGACGGCCCGAATATGCTCGTCCAGATCGGCGTAGGGCAAAATCACGCCAAGGTAGCTGGCATCTTTAACTTCCACCCCATTGATGGCGTGCGACGGGAATTTGCCGTCGATGGAAAAGCCGTCGTAGCCAATCTCCAGGGCTGGTTCGATCGGCTGTTCGATCAGGAATTGCATGGCGTCCGCGGCCGCTCCAACAAAGTGCTTAATCTCGTCGAGCTTGGGAATGATCTCCTCGTAAGAAGGCGCGTGGAAGGTCTCCGTATCTCCCCTGGTTAGGCTAATCTTCACATGCACGTTCTTGTGCTTCTTGAGATACGCGCGCAAGTTCTCCAGGCCCGTAACCACGTTGTAATCTCCGACCGGCATGCCCAGCCGCTTCATCTCCTCTTTGGCTTCCGGCCGGTAGATCTCAAGCTCATCTCCGTTGCGGCCGCCCCAGACTCGTTTGCCTTGCCGAACCAGCTCCTTCTGCAGGTCTCCGTCGAAGATATAGGGGAAGCAGATCAGGTCCATTTTATGGACCACGTCCCACATATTCTTGACCATGGTGATCTCGTCAAACCCGTGCCCAATCAAGAGCTGATTGGAACTAGGGGACAAGCTTTTCCAACTTGGATTGTGGTAGTAGACCTCTCCGAATTCCCTGGCCAGGCGGAGCGCCCATGAAGGGAACAGCCCATGATCTACGACCAAAGCTCTCTTATCGTTTAGCCGCTGCGCTTTCACCTGGCGTAGGCACTTGGTGCGCCGCCCTCTCCGTCGACTGCCGCCATCGCCTTCATTCCTTTGATCGCGGTATCAACCGTGTGCGACTCTTCCGCATGCCGCATCTTCTGCATGCCTTCGGCTCGGTCCATGTTCATCTTCTGCCGGCCCATCAGGAACTTCATCGGATCGACCTGGACCACGTTCGGCTTGCGATCGATCTCGTCGACCTTGCCGGTCAACTCGGCGACGATCTTGCGCAGTTCCTCGAACTTCTGACCGAGCGCAGCCACCTGTTGACCGACCTGGGCAATGCCTTGCGCGTCCTGTTCGGCGTGCTGGGTGAGCTGCTGCAGGACCTGCTCCATCTGCTGCTGTTTGTTGGGGCCCATCTCGTTGGATTCTCCCGGCCCAAGCTCCAAGTTCAGATCCACGGCAGCGCCCGAGAGGCGGAAGATCTCGTTGTAAATCTCGAACAGCTTTTCCTTCTTGATGCTCTGGAGAATGATCGGGTTTTGCAGCGTGCTCAAAAGCTGCGTGAGCACATTCGCAGACTGGGTATTAACCGCGCGCAGGCCGCCGTCTCGGCTCGTGTAGATGTACTCGTAAAGCAGCTTGCTTTTGGTGCCGACAACCGTGTGATAGGCAGGCTCGTCGCGATCGACCCAGATGATGGATTCGTCGTCTTCGTCGAACACTTCGAACCCAGCCTTATGAACGATGGCCTTGGTATAGCGATTGGCGATGGGCACGCGGATCGTTTGCGAACCGCAGATCATGTAGCTCTCGTAGAACACCCGCTTCTTGGCTGCGCGATACTCGTCGATCGCGTCGGAGATAAACCCGTAGATCGTCTCGGTTGTACCGGCCATCATGTTGGTCTCGGTCGCAGAGATCTCCCGCGGCGCCGGCTGGCCAAGCTCGTGCGGGGAAAGCGCCATCAACCGCTCGGCCAACTGGATCAATTGACTCATGGCCTGGAAGATCATGGTGATCGCCTGGCTGGGCGCCGTCTGGACCAGGGTGATGATGTTCTTGGGATCAATCCCCAGCTCCTTCATCTTGGTGCCCGAATATTCAAACACCTTGGTCGCGACGTACTTGTTCTGTCCCTTCACGTCAGCTCGGAAATCCGTCAGCATCTTGGCCCCGTCCGGCCCACTTGCCACCGAATCAATGTCCACGCACAGGATGCGCTGGAAATCACCCTGCAGCACCATCAGCAGGAAGGACAGGAGCTGTGTCATCTGGTCCTGGTAAGGGAGCAGTTCCATCCCGATCGAGATGTTGAGCTGCCTGGCATCGTTCTCGTTGATGCCGCAGTAACAGGCCGGCGAGGAGGGAAGGAACTCGGCATAGACCACAGTCTTGTCTCCTGCCACCTTCATGCGCAGCCAGACCGGGTAAGGATAATCGCCAATGCCCCAGTCCTTCGGGATGATCTTCTTGAAATACTCCGCGATGATCATCGAGCTGTCGCGCATGTCCTGGGCGTAGAGGCCAAGATTATTCAAACGATCGTTGCGCGCGGATAGGTCCAGGGTGTTGATGTCGCAGGGCGGGATGATCGTGCAGTAGTATTGGGAAAAGTACTGAGCGTAAGTGGAGAAGAGCTGGACGATGGTTGCGCTGTAGGAGATCGTCGATCGGTTCCAGTACTTCGGATTAGCCGCCACGTCTCCGTAACGGATCACGTCCCAGAACCCAATGAACTCCGAACCAACGTCGCAGTTGATACTGCTCATCGGGTAAGCGTTGTCCCAGAAGATCCGGGAGGGATGCGGGTTGACCCAACCCACCCCTTCTTTGGTGATGACGGTCTTATACTTCGGATCCTTCGGATCGCGCAGTTCCGGGTTGATGTCCGGATCGAAGATGGTTTGCTCTTCCCGCTCCCACTTGGCCCGGACGAAATCCAGGCTATGCCCGTAGAGCATGGCATCGCGCATGACCTGGACCTCGTGATGGCGATGATCGAACTGGTCGGTCTGGATGTCCATGACCTGGGAAAGAATGTCCGCACGCAACTTTCCTACCTGCGACGTGCTCCGGGGCTCGTACTTGTAGTAGGGGTAAAGCGACATGTACTTGTTCGCTTGCGCAGCCAGGCGCCGGGTGATGACGGACCGAACCAGGTTGAAGTTGACTTCGAAAAACTTGGGCAGGTTAACGCCGACGATATTCCCCTTCTGATCCTTGGTCGTGTACTTGTCGACGTTGGGCAGGTCGTGCAATTGCTTGCCGCACTTGCCTAGATCCAGCCGGCCCTGCGCGTAAAGCAAAAGCGGGTAGGTCTCCTTGTTGATCGGCGGCGCGTCCCAGGCCACATCGACGGCCGAGTACATCTGATAATTCTGGAGCGCGTAATTGATCTGCTCGGAGAATCGCCGGTTGATGTCGGACTCAAACCTGTCCCGGAGCTTGATGTCTTTCTCCAGCCGATCCAGATCGTCCTTTGGCAGCGAGTTCTTCTCCGCTTCGGTCGGGGGTGGTTGCGCGGTGAAGATCTGCCGCAGCCGCTCTTGCGTGCTGCCCATCGCTTCCAGGACGTCCAGGTCAACCATAGGTCAATCGCTTAGGTGTAGCTGGTCAACCAGGGCTCAGCGGAATTCTCCGCGGTCTGGGGAGGCCGGCTGCGTGGGCCGCCTTCCTGCATTGTCCTTGGCCCCTCCATCCCTCGCCGCTTGCGATCACGGGATTTGATCGTCATCATCACGGGCTCCTTCGAGTCGGGCTCGGCCTCGATCTTCCGGTCCTCGCTGCCATAGCCGCCTTCGGAAATAATCTTCTCGATTGCGCACTGAATTCCCTCGGGGTAGCGACTCATGATCTGAAGCTCGACCTTGATTGTACAATGCTCGCCAACCTCCTTTGTCCCGAATATCTCGCGAACTTCCGGGGCATCGTGAAAATCGATGGTTAGCGTGTTCGGACTTTCCACCTGCGGCGTTTCCATGTTCGGCCTTTATTTAAGGTTGACTGTTTCCGCACCCTAGACCCCGTAGCAGCCGTGATCAAGCGTTTACTCAAGCGACCGCCATCGCTCTGGCTCGTTTCTTCGCCGTCAGGATGCGCCCGGTGTTCTTCTCCACCGTCACCGCTCGGTCGTCGTAGATCGTCCCGAAGCTTGGGTCCTTGCGGTTAGTGACCGGCAAGGTCTGCCCAAGATGTTCTTTCAGCCATGCACGGATTGGTGGGATGTTCTGCGGATCATCCGCCCGGGCCGTGAAGATGACTACATTGGTTCCTTCGGCCAGCCATTGCTTGACCCTCTCCAGCATCTTGGGCACGGGCCTCCCGATATGATCGCGGCCTTTCCATAAGCCATCAGTTGCCGCTAAAGTTCCGTCCAAATCAACGGCTACGACTTCCTTTTTCATTCTCCACGCTCCTTCCGAATCACCGCCTCACGAGTCGACTGTTCCTCTTTGAGTATCCATTCCCCAACCTGCCCGCGGCGCGCGAACCAGTTGCCAACGCCGTAAGCCACGTTGACAGTTCCGCATTCCTCGCCTTGCTCGTGACGTGTGCAGAATATCTGAACCGTGTCGAAGTGCTCGCCGAGCTGGAGGCAGGCCGACTTGGCACGCTCAATATCAGCTTCCTGGTTATTCTCGCTCATTGTCCGTTCCCTTGGATGGATTCGATGGTTGGCGCGGGCTTGATCCTCCGCTTGTGCGGGTTTCCAACGGTCACGTTGGGTGTGCTCCTCATCTCGATCGGGACGATCTTGTTTGGCTCCTTCCAGATCGATCGGTAGCAGCAGCATGGGCAAAGCCAATTGGTCTGGCGCAGGGTACGGTCGTCGCTGATGACGGCCCGGCTCGTCATTTTGCTGTGGCATTTTGGGCAGAGCATAAGGTGATCAAGCGGAGTAGTATTGCGGCTTTATGGCTTCGACAGCTCCGGGGACTTCCGTTCGTCTCGTTGAATAATAGAAGTAACCGTAACTGTAAGAATCGAAGTTGTGGACATAGCGGCTCTTCGGCTTCGGCTTGAGCCGATCCTTCGGATCATGCGGCAGGCGCATGAACATTTCCCTGGTTCTCCGGCAGGTCGCCGAGATTAACGTGCTCCCGCTCACCAGTGAATCGGTGACCAGCCGGACACGCGCTTCAATCGAGAACTCGCCCTTGGGACATTCCTTCATTCGCACGATAAAGCGCTCTGGCAGGCCGTGCTTCTCCACGTAAGCGCGCGAGATCTTTTCCACATCCCAGACATCGTAGGACCCACCTTCGGCCCGGTACATGTTGAACGCAGAGCTGTCCGAGATATGCGTCCAGACGAACTCGAACTTCATCTTGTCCTCCCAGTAACGCATGCGCTCGATGACCTGCGGGATGCTCTTGGCGTAAGGCGTGTACTGCCCGACGTAATCCAGCTCGTCCAGGCAAAGGCGGTAAACTTTGTCCAGAGTCGGAACGATCTGCAGGAAATGAATGCTGCTATGCGCTCCGCCCAGGTCGTAACTGACGATCATGGGATTCGGGACCACGGGCAGGAGTCCAAGGCCCTTGGCTGCATCGCCGCGGATGAAGAGATCGGAGTAAGCGCCTTCGAACAGGGAATCGCCTTCTACTCGGTCGACCCATTCGCCGTCGACCAGGCGCGCTTTCATGACCGGGTCATTCTTGACGGCCGGCAGCACGTAGTTCTCGTAGTAGCCTTCCGAGAGGTTTGGAAGGTTGTCCGAAACTGGAATATGGAAGTGGGCGTAACGGGCGTCCCATGCGCCGGTCTCCTCGTTGACCGGCATTTCGAAGAACCGTTTGTAAAGCCAGTGGGACGGGCCCTCCGGATTGCAGCAGAAGATGATCTTGGACGGATCGCCGCTCTTCTTCTTTTTGCGGCCGAGCTGCATGAGCAGGCTCGTGAAGTAGGTGTCGGTCTCCAGGGTCTGAGCTTCGTCAACCAGGATAATGTCAGGCTCACGGCCGCGGACCTTGCCTTCGACCTGATGAGCTACAGGCAACGATGCCAGCATGATCATCGACCAGCCGCCGTGCCGGTTGGAAAGCCAGATGTACGGCTTCTTGGTCTGCGGATCGTAGCGGGTCTCCGTCGCTTGAATGCCGATCCCCTGCTGCCATTCGGGGATCACGTCTTGCAGTAGCTTGTTCCAGGCTCCGCCTTCGGTGCCCATGGCGAACTCTTTCAGAATGATGAAACCCAGGCAGTTGTCGTTCTTGTAACAGTAATCGACAATCTCTTCGACGCCCAGATGGCTTTTCCCGCTGCCACGCTCGCCGTAGTAGAGCTTGTAGATCGCCTTGTTGTCGTGCGCTTTTTGCTGGATCGGATTGAGCTTGGGCCGCCAGCCTTTCTGGAACTGGACCTGATGTGAGTCTGGCCTGACCCTCTCCGGATCGGCTTCCTCGAACTGCGCGACCAGGGCCTCCAGTGCTGCTTTACTCCGAAGAATTCCCATTGGCCTCCATTCCAGGGATTATCTCTGGCGGTTCGGGTTGAGCAACTTCCTGTGGGATCACGCGCGGGCTAAACCCTGGCCGCTGACTGCGCTTCATCACGCCGCGGACAGGGGCACCGTTATCATCCCGCATTCGCATCCGGACCAACGCAAGCTGCGCGCTGCCCTGATACCATGTGTCCTGAATGTCCGATAGCAGTTGGCCGATCGTCGCGTACGATTTGATCAGGTTCTTCTCTTCGGCTACCCATCCATCACGCTCGTCGCTCGCAAAATCGCCATACTCGAGAATCACCCGACGCACATCTTCCAGCCGTTTCTCGATTGTTCGTTGCTCGGTCTGGAGCTTCATGGCAGTCGAGAATACGCCAGAGCTGATCATCTCCATGGCGTTAGCGAACCGGTTCTGGCCGAAGTGCTGCATGGCCACAGCAGCATCAACCTCAGCGGGGCTCAGGCCGATGGAATAAAGATCTCGCCGGAGCTGTCCGAAGGATGTCTCGATCTTATCCGCGATCGCCTCAGCGGATATGCCGCGCTCTTCCAGACCTTGCTTGACCCCATTAGGGTCTACCACTTGCCTGGTCTCGATCACCGAGAACTTCGGGATGTAATCCCAGTTGATCAGGTGGCCGCACTTCTTTTTGAAGACGCTCCATTGAACGATGTTCCAGCCAAGTTTTTCTCGAATCTGCTGGATGTGCGGCTGGCCGTTCGGCCTGCGAAACTCCTGCACATAGGAATTAACGAGCCGGATCAGATCATCGTCCCGCAAGACGACACGCTTCTGCTTAGAAATGTATCCACCCGTTTCCGGGTTGCGCTCCAAACCAGGCGAACTCATATCGGCATTTCCTGTTGCGGTTGCGGTTCTGGCGGCTCCGCATCTGCGTAAGGCGATTGGTAACCAGCATCTGAATCAGAGACTTTGGCGCAGGATTCGAACCGGGTGTACTGCCGCATAAAGGTGAGCGGGACAGTTCCGGTTGGACCGTTGCGTTGCTTGCAGACCTCCAGGTTGACCGGGGTGGCATCTCCGTCGTCTTCGTCCGTGTCTCGGGAAGGCTTCCAAAGGATGCCCACAAAATCGGCATCCTGCTCCAAACTGCCGCTCTCTCTGAGATCGGACATGCGCGGCCGGCGTTCCTTGTCCTTCTCAATTCCGCGGTTGAGCTGACTCAAAGCGATAACGGGGATGCCCAGTTCTTTGGCCAATCCTTTCACACCCTTGCTGATGAAGGAGACTTCCTGTTCCCGGCTGTCGTTCTTATTCCGCTCCGCACTCATGAGTTGCAGGTAATCGATCACGAGCAATCCGATCCCGTGCTGCTGCACCATGCGCCTGGCGCGCGTCCGCAAACCCAGGATGCTTAGTCCGGACTGATCGTTGATCACGATCTTGGAAGCATGCAACCGGCTAGCCGCCGCCGTCAATCTCGGGAAATCAGCTTCGGACAGGAACCCAGCCTGAATCCGGCGCACATTGGTTCTGGCTCGGGAGCAGAGCATACGGACAACGAGCGAGGCCTTGGTCATCTCCAGAGAGAACACTCCGACCGGTATTCCCAGATTCACCGCAACATGGTCGGCGATGTTCATGGATAGGGAAGTCTTCCCTAAACTAGGGCGCCCTGCGATCACGATCATTTCTCCGGCATGGAACCCCGTCGTCATCTTGTCCAAGTCCGTGAATCCAGTCCCGATCCCGGTCAAGGCGCCCTGCGAAGAATGCCAGGACTCAATTTGAGCGAGCGCGTCTGGCAGGAGGGATTGAACGGTCGCCTCCTCGTTCTTCGGCACGCTCCCTTCGGCGAGGTTCAAGATCTCCGTCGCCGCCTGGCTGATCAGCTCATCGGGCGAGTCGGTGTTGCCGTAGGCATTGGCTACATTGTCCGTGCAAAACCGGATCAGCTTTCTGGCCTTCCACTTGTCATGCAGGATGGCCAGGTAATAGCTCAGGTTGGACGCGCTCGGAACGGTATCGCTCAGCGTGGCCAGGTAGGACAAGCCGCCCACTTGATCGAGCAACGCCTGGAACTCGAGCCAGTTCCGGAGCGTGACCAGATCGATCGGCTCCTGCGCGTCGTACATCTCCACCATGATCCGGTAAAGGTTCTGGTGCGCTTGGTCGTAGAAGATGTCGTGTCCGGAACCGATGCTCTCGATAGCTTCGGGCATGACCTTGGCCCAATCGAGCATGACGCAGCCCAGGACGGCTTGTTCCGCTTCCTGGTCGTGCGGCGGCAATCGATCGACGTTCATGCCATTTGCGAGATCGTATCGGTGATCTGCCGTATCTCGCGCTTGAGTGTGCAGTAACGTGATCGCGCGTCAGGCGTGTCCCAAGTCAGACCAAACGCATCCTCGTTGGCGTGTTTATTCTTGAGATCGTCCAGCAATAATTGTTTGGCTTCCTTGATGCGGTACAGCTCCATGACGGAGAGGGAACGTTCGACTGGCAGAAGGCCTTTCTCTTCGGCTCGAATCATGGCCAGCTCTTCTTCGAACCGGTCCAGGCCTTGGATGACGTTGGAGAATTTAAGGCATTCGGGGCGGCGGTCTCCGAGCTTGATCAGCTTGTTCAGCCGTTGCAACACCGCTTCCAGATCGGCCTTGGTAAATCCGGATCGGGTGAACTCAAGCCAGGAAGATTCACGGTTAAAGCGCAGCGCCACGTCCATGCCGGACAGGCGGCAGTAGGTCTCGTGCAGGGCTGCAATCGTTTCAATTGGGCTCATACCTTATCGTCAGCCAAATGTGTTCCTATCGCGCTGATCAGGCCATTACAAGTCCGGCAGTAAAAATCAGGATCGTAACAGTTCAGCTCTCGGAGAACGCGTCTGCATTCCGAAAGCAGTCCAATAACCTGAGAGAACTCCGCTGTCAGCTTATCCCGTTCAGCAATGAGCCTCTGAGCTTGGTCGCTGAGTTTGTCTCGTTCGTCAAAGACCGTCAGCACCATGAACTTGTTGTCCGCTAATTCCGCTTGCGCCTTCTCGCATTCCTTCTTCCAATACTCTTCCTGGTGGTTGCTCATACTCTCTGTTCCTTTCGTTTTGAAAATGCTACGCAGACGGCTAATGCTTGCCATTCATCCCCGGCTAACCCGTAGGTCTTGCCTGGGGTTTTCTTCTTTCCGGGCGGACCGAGCAGGTCGATCAATCGTTGACGTATGGCCGCATCGTTTGCCTTGACCGATTGGCAGAGGGTAGTCTTGATCTCCTGACGATAGATCATGTGGAAGCTCGCACCTACCCACCGGCAGTATTCGCAGTATCGGCCAACCCAAAGGACCGTCTGAAACACTTCGGCTCCTACGGGCATGCCAAAGCTCTGCACCATCTCACAGACCACGGTGCCCCCTTCGGCGAACGCCAGCATGGCATCGAAGTTATCGTACTTGCCATGTCCTAGTATCTCCTCGGTCGCGGTATCGTAGATCACAACCGCGCTCTGGGTTGTGCCAGGATCAATGCCAACGATGATCATATCTCAGACTCGGCAAACTTTCGCCGGAAAGGACTCTTTTCATTCCCTGGTGGAGTTGCTGGGTATCCGGTTTTGGAATCGATAACGGTGTAACCGGCTTCCTTTAACGCTCTCCTTAAAAATGAGAAGCCGCAGTTGGATCCCAGCCACTGGATCATCGTGGCGGCGACAAACCTTTCCGAAGCTGTGACGTTGTGCTGATGTCCGCGATTAGAGAACAGAGCTTGCATCAAACCAACACCGTGATGGCTGGAATTGTTGGTAGCGTTTTCTTCCTGCCAGAGTTCTGCGAACGCTTTCTCGAGATTGTTCCACTTCGTCCGCTCGTAGTAGTCGCCACGATTCTTCATGCCAAGGTTATGCTTGTCCAGGTTGGTCATTGGCAGGAAGCTCGTTTGCGATTGCTGGCTCATGGCAGCTTCTGGAGTGATGCGCTGACCGGGATGGGCCGAGTTGTTCCAGCCAGAACCTCCGCCACCTTTGCATCCAACGCTTGCCCCTTGAGCTTGGACTTGGCGCGCACCAAGCCGATGACTTCTTTTTTGGTGATCGAGCAGAGCTGCGTGAATTGCAGCACGCCGATCGACCATTCGGCTGAGCATCTGGCGTAGACGGTGCTGATGTCTTCGACCTTGGACCTTGGCGTGTTCGGTTTCAATCCCCATCCTGGGACGCTGGCAGGATCGATTCTCAGCCTGCGCTTGGCTTCGGTCTGCGCCAGGTCGCAGGCATCTCGCAAGGCCGGGACCCAGGCCAGCAGCTTTGCCATGGCAGCAGGAGGAAGCGCGGAAATCCCCAGCTCAAGTTCGGACTTGTTTGGCGGCTTGGCAACGTGCTCAACGATCGTGATCATGGCCGCTTGCTGAGCGATCTCGTACTCCGGACAAATCAGCTTGCCGCGACAATGATGGCACTGGACTGGACCGGCTGTTCGTTTGGCGGCCGGGTCCATCATGGCAGCAATGTCCATGTGCATTTCCATGACGGCCATCTGGATCGCGTCGGCATCGTAAACTGTGGGTGTTGGGTTCAACGTCTTGGCTGGTTGATTGAGATAGGCCGTAGCAGACCGGATCTCGCTGTAGCCCAGAGTCTGCGCGTTCACCGCAATCAACGCGATGTAGCGGCGGATCTGAACGTTAAGCGGCGCTTCGTCGTGATGGCCCCAGAGCCCTTTCAAGTCCGCTACCAGGATGTCCGCAGGCCCCCCTTCGTTGCCACGGATCCAGACTGCATCCGTTTGCCCGGAGTAACGCGGCTCACCTTGCGAATCACTAAGCCACCAGCGGGACTCCCGCATTTCGAGCAGCGGCAAGGCTGGCTCCAGGTCAGCGCCGATGCTCGTGAGCCAGGCATCCTTCATCTTCGTATCGACCCGCAGCGCTTTCTCGGCGCGATCGATCTCAGCCTGGGTTGCGCCTGGAGATTCCTTCCCGGCGTAGAGCAAATGGATGCGCTTGCCCGCTTCACGATCTCGGTCGATGTCTTCCGCGAACTCTTCCGCATCTTCTTCCGGTTCGACCTCCGGACAGACTGTGTACCACTGCTTCTGCAGTTGGAATCGGCCGGCGCAAAGGGAGTCCTCCAGGGCAGAAGAGCCAGAGGGGAGGCCAAGGCGTTCATCAATTGGTTGGGTCATAGTTGGTGCCGTCTCTCCGAGCTGCCACGCTCCCATTGAGTCGCTGGTGTACGGCCAGCCAAAGGGTATCGTTCGCGTTCTCCGTTTCGGCCGAAAGGTTACTTCGCTTTGAACGTCTTGATTGCCGCGCCAATACCCTTCTTGTTCGACGTGAAGAAGGATGCCTTGTCGTCCGGCACATCCTCCCACCGGTTCGGCGGAGTCGCTTTGAACCAGGGCATCGGCGTGCTCTTCCCCCAGTTTTTGAAGTCGTCGAACGTGTAACCCATTTCCAGGATGACGTCGCGCAGCTTAGCCTGGGCATCCGTGATGACGGGCTGCGGCGGCTCCGGTTTGGTTTCTTGAACAGGCTCAGTCGCAGGTTCAGTCTGCAACTCAGGCGGCAACGTGGCAGGTTCTGGTTCGGGCTCGGGTGCAATGGTGATAGCACTGACCTGAGTCGTTGGCGGCTCGGCGTGACCCGTGACATTCGTTTGCGCGGGCTCGGGTTCAGACGGTTTGGTTTCAGGAACGACCGCTGCGGGAGCTGGCGCAGGCTTCGTCTTGGCTTCCTTCTTGGGATTTACCTTCTGCTCTGGCTGCTCTTGTTCCTTCTTCGCGGGATGTTCGAACAGTGGCTTGGTTGGCTCGAGTAACGGGAACGCCTCGTCAACGGTCTGGTCCCCTTCCTTGATAGCCGTCCTGAGACCGGTCAGCGTTTCCAGTTGCTCCAGTCCGACGTCCTCTTCGCCCACCACTCCGAGCACGGCGAACACCCTAGCCTTGTCGATCTTTAAGCTGGTAACCCATGACATGGCTTTGGTCCGTCGAATCTTTAATGTCTCCGCCGTGCCAATTGCAACAAGCTTCGCTTTCTCGATAAGCGGCTTGAGTAGGGCCTTCGGCACAACCCGGAAGATCGCGTCCCTCAACGCCTTGCTGATCGTCGCGTTCGCGATCATGATGGCCATATCCTCGTTGTATGGCCTACCGTCCGAGTAGGTTGTCTTGGCTTGCTTCTCGACCGCAATGAAGTTGTTCGTCTCCAGGTCGTGGCAGACCGCGCGCACACTCACCCTGGTTGGAGTGTAGCCTGAGATTTGAACGGCGCTTCTCAAGTTGCCGTAGCAGGAGGCAACGATCTCTGCCATCCGGATGCTCTCGCCTTCGATCGCTTTACCGCCACGGGTGATCTTGAACAGGCAGCTCGCCGCGGTGTCTTCGTCAAGCGTCACCATCGCCTCAGCCCGTTTGTAAAACTGCTGGAGGCTTCTCGGGAATTGGTGGGCTGTGCTGATCTGAACGTCGATCTCCGCTCTGGTGATGCTCTCGATCGGAGCGACTTCAAGCTCGAACTTCCCGTCTTTAACTTCTTCGGTCTCGTTATTCATATTATCGATTGCTGAGCTGTTCACGGATCGCATCGCTCACCGTAAACTTCCTGCCTGGATGGAGCTGCCGTTCCTTGATGACGGCCTGGTTAAGGCTTTCCCAAACCTCAATCGGGATCTTGACCCCAACCGTTCTCATCGCTTGCTTGGGCGCGTCCGGCCCGGGTTTACTTTGCTTGCGTCTCATGTTGAGCCCAACCGTAGCGCATGAACGTTTACGCTGTCAAATAGAATTTAATACTTATCGCTTGACGGCCTTCTCGGTGCGGGTGTATTGCTACTGGCAGATGAGAGAACCATTAACTTTGCCGCAAGTAAAACGAGTCCTGGAGTCGGCCTCCCAAAACCCGATCGACCCTAACCTGGCTGAGATGATCCCACGCGATCTGCTCAACTACATTCAATCCGCGCCTGATGTTATCGCTCACTTGAGCCACCTTGAAGTAACGATCGGCAAGCGCGAGAAGGATTTCCAAGACCTGAACCTGGCCTTGGTCGATTACGCTAACCAGAGCGGGGCCGGCCAGATGATGCTGGACAACTTGAAGCTCTGCCTGGATCAGGTTCGGATGCGGAGGTAGAGGCATGAAGCACGTCATCGAATCCTTCTGCATCGACGGTTGCGGCGGAGCGATCTCGCTGATCGACGAGCGGCCCGGGAAAAGCGATCACTGGGATTGGAAGTCTCAAATGGCGCACGGCCTGATTCCTCCGCTCCCGTTACCAGCAGAGTTTGTCCGGGTCACCCAGCGCGGTAGTAAGCCATCCGTGTTCTTTGACGAGTGCAGCCAACGGCATCCAGCAGCCGCATCCAAGTTTACTGCCTGTGAACGGTCGGCATCGGCGCAGGCTCACATCAAACAGTGGGCATTTGTAGCAGGCCTTCAGCCTTCGGAACCGGAGCGCGCGATGCGTTCGGAGTTTTGGGATTACCGCAAGGATCTCTTTCAAAAGGTTCAGGCGCTCACGCCAGCCCAGCTCGCGCAGTTCTTCAACCAGGACCGCGCGCCATTGCCGGTAACGTTCCAGGCGGAGGCCAAGCGGTTGGAAATTTATCTGCACGATTGGAGTATATGACAGCGTTTATGAAAGCGATAATGATTGTTGTGTTGGCTATAGGAACCTTCCTGCTTGCGAAGCGAACTGCCCAGCTTGACACGACCACCAAGCTGCTGCGCGCGAACACAGCCATGCTGGAGAAGACGACCAAGAACCTGAACTCCTGCCTCGATGCGAGAGAGTCCGATATGGCCTTAACTCGATCTGCTCTGGACGAAGTGAAACAATGGAAAAGTCTCTACGACAGCCTGGCCACGAATGCTTTCCTTCAAGCGCAGACGAACAAGTTCATGACCGTGAAGTTGAACGGGTCCAAAGATCTGATCTACGCTCGCATGATCGACAACGGTCAGGCAGTGGAAATCGGCCGACTGAGTGATCCCAAGTAAACCCCACCCTATGCCGAGTCCGTTCCCAACCCCTGAACAGGTCCGCGATCTCTGCCGAAAGTTCGGCGTCACGATCAAACCCCCGCTCACCCAGGTCCAACTGAACAAAGCCGAGCACGGCAAGCAAAGCCGCCGCGGCAAAACCAAAATCAACCGTTACCTCAACCAACTGAAGCAATCCGAATCCCCATGAAAGCCATTGCCATCGCCAGCTTCCTCGTTGTCTCCGCCGCGCTCGCCGCTCCTACCAACGAGACCAAGACCAACTCTGTCGCTGCCAGCAGCATCACCAACGCGCCGGTCATCTCGCTCTTGACTGTTACGAACGACACCGTTTTCTTTAACGGGAAAGCGATCGGCCGCGTGACAGGCGGGACTAACTTCGTTCCCGTCCCCAACATCCAAGAGCTGAGCCAGACCTACGAGAACGGATTTAACGTAGGCGTCCGATACGGCGCCACGGCAGTCAAGCGCAACCCGGACGTGGCCGAATGGGATGTGCTAATCAGGATTTCCAAGATCATGCTGGATGCCGACGTTCGTAAACCACAACCGCAGCCGGCCGCTCAGGCAAAATAATGAAAACCATCCTGATAACCCTGCTCCTCCTTGCCGCCACTCCGCTCCGCTCAGACAACCTGCCGCTCGCCACAAAATGGAGCGGCGGAAATCTCTGGATCTCCAGCGCCGGCGTAAACCAGTACCCCATCTGGATCGAGGAACCGTTTTCCTACCGGCTGGAAGGAATACTGACCAACTTCGTGACCAACGTTGTCTCCGTTATGGACCGGGATCCAGGCATCAAATGCCCGGTGTGCAACGGGCCGGCTCACCATTTGTGCCGAGAGACTGTTTGCGAAGTGACCCCGCGTTACACCCTGCGCATCTGCACCAGCGGCAAGGATGGAACATCCCGAACCAACGACGCGCTCTTGGCTAAGGGAGGGTCGTTCACCATCACCACGACCAACCTGGTTGATCGCACTGTGCCGCCACTGGTGCTGACGAATATTGTCATGACTCCGACCAATTACATCATCTTGTCCAGGTAAACATTCCATGTCACTCACCCTCACCGTTAGCAGCCTGAACGGACACGACTTGTCCGCGACCCGCGGCAACCCCTTCCATCCGTTTAAGACGATCGCAGCAGCCCTGGCTCAGACCCGGGACGGAGATCGACTCGAGATCCGAGACGGGCCTTACGCCGAACAGGGATTGGTCCTGCGTTACGTTAACGGCGTAACCATTGCCGGCATTGGGCAACCCGTCATCACCGCATCAACCCGCGGGCATATTCTGCGTATCAACAGTTGCAACGACCTTTCCGTTACCGGCCTGAAGTTCAACGGCACGGGCCCGATCACCGAACCGAACGAGCTTTACTTCGCGCTCGTCGAGTTGCAGAGCGTCAACGATCGGCTCTCCTTTTCCGATTGCCAGTTCACCAACTCCGGCAATCACGGCCTGGCGCATCTCGCTGGCCCCAGGACCAGCAGCAACGTGACGGTCGATCGCTGCTCCTTCGAACGTGGCGGCAATTACGGCCGAACCCAAAACCTGATCTGGGATGGCGCCGCTATCGCAGTCGGAGGCATCGGCATCCGCATAAGACGGACACGGATCAAGGACTGGCCCCGCGGCATAGAATTCGAGAATCCCTACGGAGATTGCACCTTTTACGTGGACAACTGCGACGTCTCCGAGTGCGCGCATGCCGGCCTCTTTATCACTCCAACCGGACCGCAGAACAACATCTCCCGGCAACACTTTACCGGGAAGATCCTTAACTCAAGGTTCACGAACGGTAAGAAAGTCCCGGGCGGCTTCCTGGCCTCTGGCATGGTGATCTCTGGCGGCCAAGACGTGCTCCTCTCCGGCAATACCGTTTCGGATTTCCCTGACGGCTGCGGCATCGAATGCTCCGCCAAGTGGGGCCCGCTCTCCCGCTTTATCATTTCCAATAATCACGTCACCAACATCGGCCGCTCCGGCATCTTGTTCCGGCACGGCCCAGACGGAACGAAGTCTCTCGCAGACGGCCTGGTCTGCGCCAACAACATCCTCGCCAACATCTCCGGAGCACCCATAGACTTCCTGGCCTACAACATCCAGGAGTCCTGCAACCTGCTCCCTCCGCTCCAGGTCGAGTCATGAAAACCAAACGCCGCTACGACGGCCGCCATGCCATTGACGGCCTATCCAAACAACGGCGCTACCAACTCCGCAAATGCGCTAGAGGCCTCTGCCCAAAGTGCGGAGCAAAACGAACTCGCTTCGCGTTGTGCGACGACTGCCATAGCAAGGACATTGAACGCAACCGCCTCCGACACGGCCACCAACCCTGGCGCAAAGGCCACCGCGGCAGACCACCCAAGCAGCAACTTTCCGCTCCGCGCTCTGGCCCGTCGTTGTGACGGTGTCCTGAGCACTCACTAGTGCAGAGGTTGCGGAGCGTGAACATCCCCCTGGCGCCATTGTTGGTTCATTGGCCCGGGGGGAGAACTTCCCCAGCCGCCGCGTCCAAGAGCCGCTTCATATCCGCTTCCGCAGCCTTAGCCTCCAGCTCCGCCGACTTCATTCGTTCCAAACGATCCGCTTCCTTCTCATCCCCATCCTCAATCGCCTTCTCCGCCAGACGCTCGTTCAACGATGGGCCGCCAGAACCGCCTCGCTTCGCTTTCCTGGCCTCCCTCTTCTGCCTAAACTTCTCCTGGGCTAAACGGTTCTGCTCCCTTCGGTCCTCCTCGTTCTGGATCGACTTGTAGTAAGCATAATTGACAACGCGATACGCAAACGGACCAATCTTTACAATCCTTCGACCCTCATCACCAGGGGTCGTCGTCTTAGGATCCGGCCGACACAGATATTCGATCGCTCTCTCAATAACATCCGCCGTCGTCCCGAACGTTGCCGCGATCAAAACCGGATTCATTTCAATGTAACCCCCGTGAACTTTGTCCGGCATCGCCTCCGATATGATGTAGGGCATGAGCGCGTAAACCTCAATTCCAGCACCGACCATCGAACCACGGTAAAGCTTCGAAAAAATCTTGCCGTAAGTCATTCCTTCTTGTCTCACGCCAAAAACACTACATCAACACAAATCTTACACGTAAGCAAAGGTAAGCCGAATCAGCATAGGAGTAATCAAAATAAGCACAGTTAGAGTAAGAGTTAGAAGAGAGAGTTCGTCGTCAACCTCAAACATGGCGTCATCCATTGAAAACAGGCTGCACTACACTCACGGGTAACCGCAAACACAAGACGAATCACCATCCCAGATTTAGCCCCGGATTCCATGAAAGTTGAGAAGGGAGACCCATCACAGCCAGCAGGACCACCCCGCCCTTCCCCGGGACACCCCCACCCAATCGGCTGCCAGGTCGATTCCAGGACTGAGCCACATTAAGCCGATAATGTCACCCGATGCTGCTGCTGCTGGCCTTTGCGACTATCGGCGCACAGTAGGCAACGTGGCGGTTGGCTTCCGATGGCAGGTTACAGACTGCCCACAGAGAGCCCGATAGCCCTACGTCAAACCCCGATGGAATCATCAGGAATGGGAGTTGGGTGAATACACCCAAGTCAGTAGGCAAGGTATAGTCTCTCCTAACATTCTTAGGCTGACCTAACATTTGGGCTTCCTGGATCTCGGCTTTGAGTAACCTTTTGCCCCCTTTCCTTGTAACCTTGGCTTGGGAGTAGTGTAGCCGGTCGCTCGTTTGAGCGTTTACCTGACTCGTTTGAGTCAAGCGGCGGTCCTTCCGGTGTCTCGGGTTGAACTGAGCGCAGGTGTGGGCGGCAGGGGTCGAAAGGCCTGCCATGGGATTACCACGGGGTTTGCCGTAGTTTCCGAGCGTATCGCGATAACCCGTCAAGGCGAAGCAAGGTCGAAACGGTCTTAGATACTCCAATTCCTAACGGGATACAGTGGGAACTCACAAGCTTAACGTAGCCCAGTTACTCGTTTGAGTAGCTGGTCGGTGACAAGCCCGGGGAAACAATACGGAGTCAAGCTTAACGATAGGAACAAGATACGAGGAATATATGTCAGCAACCAGTTTGATCAGTTTCGACGCAAGCGCCAACGCGGTAACGTCTTACAACGAGAAGATGAAAACCACTACCTTGCGCTTGCTTACGGCGAAGGAGTTCAAGACGGCGCGTGGGCTCAAGGGGAACGCCGCTTCGGTGGCTTACAATGCCTACATTCGGGAGCATGGTCTGGCGAACACGGCGGGTTTGGCGGCGGCGCTCACGTCGGGTGAGTTGTTGGTTCGTTCGGCGAGGGACAGCTCGAAGTCCCTGAACGTGTCGTTTGTCAAGAAGTCTGCCATCAAGGACCCGGCCGTGAAGTCTGCCCCTGCCCCCGAAGTCACGGCTCTGGAGACTGAAGTTGCCAACCTGAAGGCTATGCTGGCTGGGCTTGGCGCGAAAGCGGAAGAGATTGCGGCGGCGCGCCCGAGCGCGGTGTAGTCGGTCCGTGGCGGGTAAGTCTGGCGGCAGATTGGCAGGGTTGGAGCGTGTCTCCTGCCCTGCCGCTTCTGTTTCTAGAGTCCGTTTAACCTGGAACAAGTACGAACGTATGCAAGACATGACTGCGCTGGCGGAGCAAATCCGGCAGCGTATTCTCGCGTCTCAGCCTGCCGCGGAAGTGCCTCGGAAGGCTGGGGATGCGGGAGTTGCTGCCCCTTTGGGAAGCCAGAGGCAGCATTACAAGTTCCCGTTGTTGCTGGCGGCCGTGGCAAGTGGCGTGGACGCCATTGCCCTGGTTGGTCCGGCTGGAACGGGAAAGACGACAGCGGCGCATTCGTGCGCCAAGCTGCTGGGCAGGCGCTTTGAGCCTACCAGCTTCGGTCCGACCACGTCCAAGGCTGACTTGTTCGGCTTTGTGGACGCGAACGGGGTCTATCGTGACTCCGCTTTAGTGCGAGCTGCCAGGGATGGTGGCGTGTTCCTGGGGGACGAGCTTGATGCTGGTCATCCTGGGGTTGTTACGGGCCTGAACATGGTTCTGGCCAACGGCGTGTTCGGCATTCCGACCGGGGTGCTCGAGAAGCACGCGGAGTTCGTTCCCATCTTCGGGATGAACACGTACGGGACCGGGGCGAACCGGCAATACGTGGGCAGGAACCAACTGGACGCTGCGAGCCTGGACCGGATGGCTGTGATCGAATGGGATTTGGACTGCGGGTTAGAAGCGGCCATGGTCGGGGTGAACGGGGTGCAATCGCCTGCGTTCGATCTGGGCAAGCACGGGACCATGACAGCGCCGCAGTGGTTGGCGCGGGTTTGGTCCGTCCGGAAAGCGATTGAATTGCTGGGGGTCCGGCACATCGTTAGCCCGCGGTGCTCGCAGAACGGCATCAAGCTGTTCCGGGCTGGCGTGGGCAAGGCGCACGTCCAGGAAATGGTGCTCTGGAAAGGGATGGACGCGGAGACCCGGGAACGGGTTGAAGCCAAGGTAAAGGAGATCCTGTGAGCGCCAAGACCGGGGTAACGGTTGAGCGCCGGGCCTTTACGGGATGGCATCAATTCGTGGAACAGGTCCGCAAGCCGATGTCCTGGGACGTGGCCGGCCAGAGCACGGCGGAGCGTTCGTATAGCTGGGCTTTAGGGGCTTCCTACGACGATGCGCTCAAGCTGGCGACTACGGGCTGGGCGGAGGGGTTCAAGGCTGTCTCCCTCAAAGCGCAGGCGATCTGCAAGGCGCACGGCGGGCTGGACTTGAGCCCGCGCTTTGCGGAATCTGGCGACGAAGTGGACGTCGGGCTATTCCTGGCGGATGAGCCGGAGTGCATGGTCGAGTATCCGATGGAGCCCAAGCAGCGTCCGGTCGTCAAGATTGTGGTCTCCGCTTCGTTCTCGGGCGGGATTGCCGCGGAAGAGATTTACAACCGCGGTGCGGCGATTCTGGCGGCGATAGATCTCCTGGAAGGGGCTGGGGTCCGGGTCGAGGTTGACCTGGACATGGGAACGGAGACCGGGCGCCGGCAGTTCATCCGCACGATACCGCTCAAAGCGGCCAACGACGCGCTGGACCGGGACAAGCTGGCCTTTGCGATCTGCCATCCGGCGACGTTGCGGAGGCTGATCTTCCGACTGCACGAGCAGGACGGGGTGGATGCGTTCGAGCGGATGGGCGGGTGCCAATACGGCCATCCGATCAATCCGGCGCCGCAGGACGGGGCGATCGTGATCAACGCGCTCACCATGAGCAACGAGGGCGAGTTCCGGACGATGGAGCAAGCGCAGGCGTTCGCGGAGCGGGTCCTGGCGGAAGTAAGCGGCGATTGAGCGCGGGCGTCCTTCGGGACGCTCCAGCTCAGTTTCCAGTAAACCGCAACAGAACAAAGGAACAGTTATGGAAAGAACACCTAAAGGTCAGTGTCTGCAGATGAAACGCGCGGCGATGGCTGCGCTCAGCGTTGGTGACGTGGCGTGCGCTCTGGATTACATGGAGTGCGCCAAAGACGTTGAGATGGCGATGGTGAAGGAGCAGAGCGAGAGCATCAAGCGAGCAAAGCGCAGGCTGGCGGATGGCGTCCTGGCTCATAACGTGGGCAGTGCGAGCATCGCGCTTAACGGCGATGGGGCATACGCACGTTCCTAGCCAATCCTAGAGGCTTTCGGGAGAGAACCGAGACAAGGCACACACCAGGAGGAAATATGCGCGGGGTAAACAAAGCCCGCTAACGAAGCAACCACAGGAGCGTGGGCTGCTGGGATAAACCTGAGAGGTTCCCGGCAGCCCCCTTTCTGTTTAGCCCATTTAGGCTGCTGGCAACGTGCTGGCGGGAATGGGTTAAGGAGAAAGGAACAAGGTATGAGCAAATTCACTTACTGCTATTGCCCTGGCTGTGGTCGCAACAATGTGCACGTGGACGTGGATAGGGGTGTTCTGCACGATCACCGGAACCGGGGTTACACGGCCAAGTGCACCGGGAGCGGCCGGCCTGCGACGGAGCGCAGGGCTTACCCGTTGCCTTCGGGTGCCTTTGGGCGGCTGGTTGGCGCCATTGCTGGAGAATGACCTATGCCCAACGATACCCAAGAACAGGTCCAGGACGTTCCGGATTGGATTAGGGCAGGCGATCTTCCGAATCTGGATCTTTTCGTTACGCCAGACGATCTGGACTCCATGCAGGCCGACATACGCAAGGTAGAGCAGGGGCTGGCCTTGATGCGGCAGTATGCGGAGGCAAAGGCCAACGCGATGCGCTGCAGGCTTAACGGCGCCATTCCGTTGGCGGTCAGGTTCGAGGCGGCCTGCGATCACGTTTACATGCAGATGCCCGAGTGGGCTCGGTGGTAAGGCGGTAGAGCAACGGAGCAATTTTGCGCGTGCATGGTGGGGTCTCAAAACCTCATGCCTCTGGACTCCAAACCCGGAGGACAACATGCACAGCGCCATTGCTTCGCTTTCTGCCTCCCAATTGGGAAGGTGGTAATCGGAATCGGTAGAACAAAGGAACAAGTACGAGTATGGCAAAATCATTAGGGTATGCGGGCGCAGTGCGCTCGGCCTATGAGCAGGTATTCACGTTAGCGAGCATCTTCAACTGCACGCTCAACGGCAAAGACGCGGCCTTGGACGTGAGTCCCAGATCCGGGCTGGCGATCGTGAAGGCGAAAGACGGCTCGGATTCGAGCTGCTTCAATTGGTCCGTGGTAACGCGGGTCATGAAGGAGCACGGCGGCCGGTTCGTCACCCGCGACAACCAGGCGCCGGTCAAGCGATGGGCCGCTAACCCCTTGCTGGCACTGGTATGAACCCTCCCTTGATTCTCGAGGTCCAGCATGTTCGGTTCGGGCTCGGTCTGCGAACGCAACGCTGGAGCAAAACGCGCCACGTCATCTTGAACGTGGGCACAGTGGAAGCTCGAGTGATCGTGCCGAACGAGCGCACGGGTGGCGGTTTGTTCGTCCTGGGCCTGCTCTTGTCTGGCGTGGTCGCTGGGCTGAAAGGGACGCCATGAGCCACATCAAAACCTTGCGCTCCAAGAAGCGTAAATCCAAGCCGATGCTTCCGGTCATGGACAACCTGCGAATGCCTTCCGACCCGGAAGCGCAGAACGACTCCCGATCCGATTGGGCGGAAGTAGCCATTCGGGCGTTCATGCAAGCCACTGGCTCGGACGCTGGGGATGCTGTCTCCGATCTCTTGGCTGACTTAGCGCACTACTGCGACCGGCACGGGTTGGAGCTGGGGCATGAGTTGTGCCGAGCGTGTAGCCATTACGAGGAAGAGACGACCAACGAAGAAGTGGGTGAGAGCGAAGGCAGGCAGTTCACCCGCGTTCACATCTCACCCAGAGAGGACCAGCTATGAACATTCGCTTCGGTGAATTCGTTTACCTGGCAGCGTTCGCGGTCGTGATGGCCATTGCGCTGCACATGCTGAAAGGAATGGTATGAACATCCTGCCTTTGAAAGTCGTTGACCGGCCGGACGGTACGATTGAGATCCAGCGTGACGACGGAGTTCCGATTGCCGTCATGTGCCACAGCGCAGCGGCAGCGCAGAACGCCCATGAGATCGTGAAGCGGGTGAACCAGTACGGAGACCTGGTTGCTCTGGTAATGGCTGCCAAAACGTTCGTCGCACTCATGGAAAAGATCCCATGATCCTGGATCTCCTGCTCATAGAGCCCTGGCTACAGGCGCTGGTAATGGCGCTTGCGGCCCGGGCCTATCTTTGTTATGCGAACAATCACTTGCTACAAACTGTTTCAAACCAAGCGGACGGCGCCGGGCCGGATCTTCCCGCTCTTCATCGGCAAGGATAAGCCGACTCCGATCGGCGAATGGGTTCCGGCGCAATTCCTGCCGACCGATGGCTTTGCGCCGCGGCCGGGCTGGCACGTCGGGCCTTTGCCCAAGGCTCAGCATCTGATGTGCAAGGACGGGACCATGCCAGCCAGCCGGGTGTGGGCCCAGGTCGAGATCCTGGCGGACGTGGATTACACGCCATTGGCTGCCATTGCACCGACCAAGGATCTGCGCGGCCAAGTGCCGCACGGTGGATACTATCGCTTCCCCAGGCCGATCAACCAGGGCGGGGAGTGGATCATTGCCGGGCAGATTCGGGTGCTGCGGCTGTTGTCGGAAGAGGAAGTTCAGCAGATACTCAACAACGCGCATGATACCCAGGCTGCTCTCGTATGATTGGATTGTCCTAAACAGTTCGGCGGGAAAAGACTCGCAGGCAATGCTCGATTACGTGGTTGAGCAGGCCGATGCGGTTGGGTTCCCGCGCTCCAAGATCGTGGTAGCGCACGCCGACCTGGCTAAGGAAGAATGGCAAGGGACCAAGGAACTGGCCCGGAAACAAGCGGAGCACTACGGGTTGCGATTTGTCGTCATGAAACGGCGCCGCGCGGATGGGTCGGACGATTCGATCCTGGCTTATGCGCGGCGGCGCGGTAAATGGCCGAGCAGCGGCAATCGCTGGTGTACGTCCGATTTCAAGCGCGGCCCGATCGGCCGGCTTTTCACCAGCTTGGGCGAAGGACTGATCCTGAACTGCCTGGGAATGCGAGCGCAAGAATCGCCGAGCCGGGCCAAGTTGCCTGAGTTCGAGGAAAACAAACGCTACACAACAGCAAGCCGGTGCGTGGACAACTGGCTGCCGATCCATTCCTGGACACTCGAACAGGTCTGGGCGCGGATCAAAGCGTCGGGCGTACCGCATCATTATGCCTACGACCTTGGAATGCCCCGGCTGTCGTGCTGCTTCTGCATCTTCTCGCCGAAGCCTGCGCTGCTCCTGGCTGGGAAGCACAACCCGGAACTATTGGCCGAGTACGTTGCGACCGAGACAGCAATCAATCATTCCTTCCGCAACGGCTTCAAGATCGCCGAGATTAAAGCGGCCCTGGACGCAGGCGAGCAACCAGGCAGGGTCCAAGACTGGGTCATGTAAGCAACACCGCACCGTGCTGCGGGGAAAGCACGGATCTTTTGCAGGCTTCCGACGTGTTCGGTGGCCTGGAAAGGAACAGTGACGAAAACAAAGAACAAGAAACTCAAGTTTAGCGTGGAAGACCTGCGCAAGCTGAACCCCTGCCACGAAGCGCTGGCGTGGGTTGATAAGCAGCATGGCGAGTCTCCATCGGATCTGTGGCAGATGTGCCCTCGATCGGATTGGATGCTATGGCTGCTTGCACGGGTTCGACCGTTGTCCAAGCCGGAAGCGGTGACATTGGCGTGCCGGTTCGCGCTCAAAGTCCTGACGGTATTCGAGACCCGCTATCCATACGATAAGCGCCCGCGGCAGGCGATTGAGGCAGCTCAGGCGTGTCTGAAAGACCCGTCTGCTTCTGCTGCTTATGCTGCTGCTTCTGCTGCTTCTGCTGCTTATGCTGCTGCTGCTGATGCTGCTGCTGCTGATGCTTCTGCTGCTGCTGCTGCTTATGCTGCTGCTGATGCTGCTGCTGATGCTTCTGCTTATGCTTCTGCTTATGCTGCTTATGCTGCTGATGCTGCTGCTGATGCTGCTGATGCTGCTGCTTATGCTTATGCTGCTGATGCTGCTGATGCTTCTGCTGCTTATGCTGCTGATGCTGCTGCTGCTGCTTATGCTGCTGATGCTGCTGCTGATGCTGCTGATGCTGCTGCTGATGCTGCTGCTGCTCGCAAGAAGCAGGCCGACATTATTCGCGAGATCATCGGCAACCCATTCAAGTGAAGCTCTCAATTATCCTCTCGGTCTCGGCGATCATCCTGCGGTTCATCACGCCTGGGCCTGGGTCGTGGTACATCATGCGCCGGGATACGCCCTACCACGACATTGTTGAGACGGCCGGATACGAGACCAACGCCTGCGAGATCGAGCTAGAGATTCCCAACAGCAACCAGGCGGCAATCTACAAACTCCGGTTTTACCCCGGATCGACGAATCCGTGAACCCTCAAATCGAACACGCCAGCGTCTACTTCCCACGCAACTGGACGATGGTGCAAAAACTCGCGTGGATTAAGGAAAGGAACGACCCGCCTTCGCCTTGCGCTTCCGATACGCCTTCCAGCGCCATTTAGCGCCGATGCGGCCTATTCGGGACATCTCCGCTCGGTCCCGGCTGCGGGCCTTACCGCCTGCGCTCTGGATCGCGCGGCACCTTGCTTTGGGAATGACGGCGAATCCTTGGGGAAGTTTGGCTTCTTTCATTTACGGCTAGAAATACTGCTGTTACTCGGGGAATTTAGTAAAGGCTTTTCGGGTAGCAGCAATTCGTATTAGCTGCTTGAATACCTGATATATGAGTCAGGCTACCATTCACGAGAGCAAGGCGACCTTCCAGGCCGAGGAAAGCTTTCAGCTCCAGCAGCTTCGGATGGAGAACCAGTGGCTGAGGCTACGGATCGAGAAGCTCAAGCTGCACGCGCTGTCTGACAATAAGCCCCCGCTGGTGTTGGAGCGAGAGCGGGTGCCGGCGCATAAGAATTGAAGTTTCGCTTGACGGCGGCGGTAGTGAGTGTGAATGTCCGAATGTCCGTAACGCTTTAAGGTGCGATGCGGCTCGAATGACCCCGCTTGGGAGATTAGGCAAGGCCTGAGCACACCTGCCAAGGTGACTTTAAGGGGTCGCCCCTTTGAGAGTAGAGCCCTGATTCGCAATCCGTGCGGATCGGGGTTGTTGCTTTCCACCCTGCGGCATCAAAAGGATAGAGCAACCGGTCCGCGGAGTAACCAAGTAGTCTTGGGGGCGGGGACCGAAGACAAACAAGCCGTCTAGGGTTTGCTCCTCCAGGAACTTCCTTTGGCGGCAACGGCCAAGGGGAGGAGGGAGGGGTTTCTGAGGTTTTACGCCTCTTTTCTTTCCCCGCAGAACCTTTCTTAACTGGAACTGTTCTTCTGTTCGAGGCACCACGTTTAATCCGGAGTGCCCCGAAGAAAGGAACAGAACTATGCGAATCAAGTTAGAAACGATAGATCCGTGGGCCTTTGTTAAGCGGGCCTATAAGCTGGCTTACGATGCCTGCGGAGGGACAAGCGGCTACGGCATCTTCCAGGCTCGGGATCGGGTGACGGAGGACGACGTGTTCAAAAACGTGTCCTGTGCGGGGGATTACCCTGGAGGAAACCGTCAAGCCGAGGAGAGAGCCAAGGACGGCGAGTTCTATGGGGACTACGTGTTCGGTCGGATGGTGAAGCTCGGGATGAGAATTAAGGATGGGGTAGTTGAGATTCGGGATTACCGCTGGAGACCGGACTACAACGCATTCGTGGGGAAGTATCCGGACGGCGAAGCGTTGACCAAAGCCACGTTGCTATCGCTTGGAGAGCGGGAGGACTCCTACGGTATGGTCGAGGAGAAGGAGACCGCATGATTATCGAGAAATCTGCAGAGACGCGGCTGGAGGCTGAGAAGGCGCTCCGGTGTCTGTTTATCGCGGTAGACGAGCAAGTTGCTCGGGACGTGCGATCCAAGGTTATTACGGCGTTTGAGGACCAGGACGCGAGGAGCCAGTTGCTCATGGACACGATCAACCGGCAGGTGAAGGAGAACCGGATCCTGGTGGCCGCGCTCAAGGAGTGCTTCACGGACGAGAACGCCAGCGGCATGGTGCTTCCGAAATACGCCAAGCTCCGGATGCGGGCGATCAACGTGATTGTGGCGGGAGCGTTGCAGAAAGTGGGGGCGGCGGAATGAACAAGACATTGGGAAGAGTAAAGAAAACGGCCCGTGGATTCGAGATTATTGAATTTACGGATCATTACGGTCATGCCTGCAGCGTGCAGCAATCAAGCCTTGCTATCTGGCAGACTCCGGGAACGAGCGCGCTCTGGATGGGGACGAACGACGCGAATCCGCTCGTGATGCACCGGGATGCTGCGAGTGTCGGAGTTCAAACAGATAAAACCGAAGGTTGGGTGCCGTATCCGATCCCCGAAGAGGTTCAGTTGAACACTCGGATGCACCTTCACCGCAAGCAAGTGGCGGCGCTAATTCAGCATCTGCAATCGTGGCTGGACACCGGCAGCTTGAAGCTGCAGAAAGCCAAGGAATGAACAACTTTGCCAGGTTAGTGGAATCGAGCCCGTTTTATGGGTTATTTGAGGGCGGGAAGGTGCCGGTCGTCGGGATCTTTCCAGCCCTTGCAGAGTGCGAAGGGGACGGTGTGCAAGAGGTTTACATGGTGGACATCGATCGGCTAAGCGCGGTGCAGATTAGCGCGATCCTGGACGTGCTGGGGGGCGGGGATAAAGAGCTACGGCTGGAGGCGGCCCGGGACATCAAAGAGCGGGGTTTGCCGCTCCGGGCCAAGAATGTGGTGTCGATCATTTCGGATGTGCCCTGGTTTTTATGAAAACGACGTGCGCATGGTGCGCTCAGGAACAGGCTAGCCCTCTTCTGCCTTGGGATAGCCACGGGATCTGCGAACGGCACAAAGCTGTAGTTTTGAAGGAGCTGGCCGAGCTTCACGGAACAATCGAGCAGGAACAGCCTGATTTGGGGCACAAGCAGCCCTGTTTTGGGTTTAGAACGGTTTTGGCTATCTCGATAGGGTGTTTGCTAGGATGGGCAATTGAGAGGCTTTGTGGACGGTAGGACTCAAAAACAACGAAATAAACGAAAGGAACAGGTATGGCTAGAAAGTATGATGCGGATAGGGCCAGGGCGGTCGAGGTTGAGCGCCTGGCGGAGAAGGACCCCGTGTTTGCTGTGAACTTCCGGGCGCTCACAGCTAACCATAAGTACAGACAGCTCAGGCCGACCGTGACGAGCTGGCTCATGCGGCAGGCTCAGGCGAGGGAACGCAGGCAGATGCAGCATCAGTTCACTCCGACCAGGGTCACGGCCCAGGTGGAAAGGGAGTTGTTCGGATGAGTAGCGTGGGGCTCTGCCCGCGTTGCGGCAAGGTGATCTCATTCAGATTCCCGGTTCACGACTGCCGCAAGCCCAAGAAAGCTAAAATGGAAAAACCGGCTAAGGGGCAAACCTTTCGCCGGTAAGGAACAGGTACGGGAGTATGAGGGCCCGCATCCGTGTGGCCTCTACTCTCGGACCGAAACGAAAATCAGTCAAGAAAGGAACATTATGGGATTGGACATGTATCTGAAAGCCACTCGGTACATCGGCAACTGGGATCACACTTCGGAGTCCGAAAGAGCCAGGTATCGCGGAGTCACAGAGGCGATTGGATTCTCCGGGTTCAGTTGCCCTGGTTCGCCGCACTTGGTTGTGGATCTGTCGGTCGCTTATTGGCGGAAAGCCAACCAGATCCATGCCTGGTTCGTGGAGCACGTCCAGGATGGGGAAGACGAGTGCCGGGAGCACTCGGTCAGCAAGGAGCAATTGCAGACGCTCTGCGATTTGTGCCAGCAAGTCCTGGACACAAAGAATGCCTCACTTCTGCCGCCTCGGCCCGGGTTCTTCTTCGGCAGCACGGACATCGACGATTATTACTGGCAGGATCTCAAGTATACCATCGACCAGCTCAAACCGTTGCTGGAAGATCCGCGGTTCCAAGGCTGGGATTTCACCTACCAGTCAAGCTGGTAGAAAAGCGCGAAACGGGCTTCGGCCCGTCTGCTGGTATGCGCCAGCACCGATGAGCGCCCGGAATAAACCACAAAGTCTGCGCTTGACATGCGTTAACGAAGTAAACTAGCGTTTAACGAAAGGCAACAGTACGATATGAGTGATGGCAAATTGATCGATGGCGTCCTGGTCTGCATGACCAAGTCGTGCGGGATAGCCGGGTCCAAGGTGGACAAGGAGATGACCGCCGAAGTCGAGGACGATAAGAACGCCGGCCACGGAGCTGGCACCTGGAGCAACAAACTCTTCCCGCCTAAAGCGTGCGGCAAGAAGAACAGCTTCACCAACCTGCGAACGCACATGAGCCAGATGTACCACTGGCACATGGCCAATTCGTTCGTGTTCGAGAACGAACTGTGGCGGATCCTTCCAACCAAAAGAGTGGAAGCCTACCGCCAGGTCGTGGAAGTGGCAGGCAAGGCGACAGCACACACGCTATTGAACGAGTTCCTGGACGATTACGAGAACCTGAAGGATCTGGCGCGCAGGCCGCAACCGGACGGACGCGGCGAGTTGTTCAAGGACGACGATTACCCGTCCAAGGAAACGATTCGAGCCAAGTTCTTCTACGACGTCAGCTATCGGCCGCTGCCAACGTCGGGCGGGTTGAATCCCAATCTGTTCGCAGAGGCTATCCAGCAGTTGAATGAGCTGCACGCGCAACGGTTGGCCGAAGCCAACGCGACCCTGGTCACGCGGTTCCTCGAACCATTCAAGATCCTGAGCGAGCAGTTGAAAGATCCCGCCAAGCGCAAGATGGCCCCGGTCCTAGACACCATCCGCGAGTTCAGCCAGATCGTCCCGTCGCTGGACCTGTCGGGTAACACCGAGCTGGTCGAGTTGGCCCAGCAGATCAGCGTCACGTTCGCGGACCTGACGCCGGACGCGATCAAGAAGGACGAAGAAATGGCCAAATTTGTCGGTCAGACAGCCGACTCCGTTATCAGCGCGCTCGGCCGGTTTGGGAATCTTGGGCAAAGGAAGTTCGCAGCTTAACCACAAACGAAAGGAATAGTATGTCTCACGTTATTGGAATTACGCTGGTCATTAAAGACCTGCACGCACTGGAACAGGCCTGCAAAGACCTGGGCCTGACATTTGTTCGGGATCAGAAAACCCACGCCTGGTTTGGGCGCTGGGTCAACGACTACAGCCAGAAGGACGCTGCCTACAAGAACGCCGGCATCAAGCCGGAGAACTACGGCAAGTGCGAACACGCGATCAAGGTCCCGGGGTCGGGCTACGAGATCGGGGTTTACAACAATCCGCAAGGTAAGGGCTTCATCCTCGCCTACGACAACTATGGAACCGGGCAGGTCATCCTGCAAAAGCTCGGGAGCGGCCTGGAGAAGCTCAAGCAGGCGTATGGGGTCGCAAAGGCGACGATCGAGGCGAAGGCCAAAGGTTGGATCGTCTCGAAACAGACGCTCGCCAGCGGCTCAGTCAAGCTGGTTCTGACGGGTGTTTAACCTATGCCAAAGTTCAAAGTTTGGGAAGAGGTCCGTTTGAATACGGCCCGGGAGCGAGCCACGGACTTCCTGGCTGATCTTCAATCCTGCCTCGTGGATAGGTCTATCAGCGGTCGTACATACGACGCGCTAGTTAACGCCATTGAGTACCGAAAGGTATTTGTCGTGGTCGCAAAGGAAGTGGATGCGGAGGAGTTTGAATCCTACGAAATCAAAATGCGTGACGGAAAGGCGAAGCTGCCTTGCATGGTGACAGAGGATGACCTTGAAGGAGTTTCGTAATGGCTTACGGTCCCGGCAAATACTCCGCGCTCTGCTCCCAAGCGATGCTGGACGCGAAGGCGGTTGCCTGCGTCCTGGTTACGCTTGGCGGAGAGCATGGCAGCGGATTTGAAGTCGTTGGCCAGCCCGGAGTGGTCTTGGACATACCCGCGATCCTCCGGGAAATGGCCGACTCAATCGAACGCGACGAGAAGAAAGTAAAAGAACAATGACAAGGCTACCAATACCGGTCGGAGCCCACATGCGCTACCGCAAGAACGGCAGAACGCTTTGGGGTCAGAAGCACGAAAACAAACCGATCACCTGGACGACAATCGCCCCACCGAAGGGGACTAAACTCTACGTCATCGGTTGGAACAACGGTCAACAGAGCCTGCTGGCCAGCCGCATCGAAACTCAGGAATGAAAACGCCCGAGCAGCAACTGATCGACAAGATCACAGCCGAATGGGCCGACAAAGGCCAGGTCGTTGAAGGCGGATGGCGGGCGTTCTTAGCCGTTGGGATGGACAAGAAAGCCCCGCCCATGCAAATCGAGGAAATGCGCAAGGCATACTTCCTGGGCGCGCAACACCTGTTCGCGTCCGTCTTGAACATGCTCGGTCCTGGTTCCGAACCGACCGAGAAGGAAATGCGAAGAATGGACTTGCTCCGTCATGAAATGGAGCGATTCGTTCTGGAAATGCGACGGAGTAACAACTGACAGAAAGGAACAGAATGAAACAGATTGAAGTTATTGTTTCGCCTGATGGCGAAGTCACAATCGATGTCGTTGGCTTCAAAGGCCAAGGCTGCGAGAAGGCCACCAAGGCGCTGGAGGAAGCCATGGGCATCACAGGTAAGCGCAATCGCAAACCGGAATACCACGCTCACGAAGCGGCAACCCAAAAGGCATCGGCGTGAGGACCGAATCGATGTTCATCCGTGCCGATGGACAAATCGAAGTGATCGGCGACGTGCCGCTGGAGCTGGAGCAGATCGGCAACTGCCGGCGCGAGCGTGCCAGCTCGATTGTTCCGCTCCACCTTGGCAAGCGGATCGCGTTCTTGCTGCTGCGCACCATCTTCGGAGAGCGCGGCATCACGGCGGAATGGACAAGGGCCTGGCGCGGGCCATGGTTCTGCTTGCTCTACGCAACCGGAGAGACCTTCTGCCATCCGTCCAGGCGAGTCTGTTTGGCCTGGGAGCGGGCTAGGCTGGAACAAATCATGGAGCGACAATGAATGAAGAACAGAGATTAGAATACGAGGCCTGGAAGTCGGTCGCGCGTTGCTGGCCTGGCGATATTAACGATCAGAAGTTCAACAATGTCCTGAAAGCAATCAGGGTTTGGGGGGAAAGGCTCTCCGCATTGCGTAGGACCCAACCTTCGGAAACTGTGGATCGAGCACGGTTAATGGTTGAGTCCAGGTTATAACATCAAGTCAACCAAAAGGAACAGATACGAGTATGAGCAAAAGCACCAAGGAAACATTGCGCGATTATTTCCGCGCCGGCTATTCAGGCCTATACCTGACCAGCTACGAGGAGCAACGGGTCGAATCCGAATTGGCCGCCATCGCCAACGAGATCGGATTTAGCCTTTACTCCTGGACGGTGACCGATTCACTGTCCGGCCCAGTCGGACACGACAAGCCGACCGTTTGGACTGGGGAAGGCGGCGACCCGCTGAGCCCGATAGAGCTGCTGGACAAGATCAACGCGGTCTTGCCTGAGAAGTCCATCGTCCTGGCCAAGGACTATCACCTATTCGTCAACGAGCCCAATCCGATCATCATCCGCAAGGTGAAGGATTGCCTCTTGATCGCCAGGAACAATAACCGGCACCTGGTCATCCTGGGTTGCAGTTTCAAGCTCACGCCTGAGCTGGAAAAGGAATTCACGGTCGTCGACTTCGCCTTGCCCGACCGGGATCAGCTCGGCGTTGTGCTCAAGGGGATCGCTGACTCGGCCGGCATCAAGGTCAACGGTAACCGGGATCCGATCGTCGATGCTGCTTCGGGTATGACTACCACGGAAGCTGCGGATGCGTTCGCTCTGGCTGTAGTCGAGAGCAAGAACACGGAGATCGCGCCAACGGTTGTCGCCCGGGAGAAGGCTCAATGCGTGAAGCGCTCTGGAATTCTCGAAATTCTGGAAGCCAATGAGACGATTGCCACGATGGGGGGATGTGCTGCCGCAAAAGACTGGATTCTGAAAAGGAGGCACGCCTTTGGTAAAGATGCGAAGTCTTACGGGTTGCCGGTGCCGCGGGGAATTCTCCTCCTGGGGCCGGCTGGTTCTGGCAAAACCCATCTGGCGAGGATCATCGCAAACGTGCTTGACGTGCCGCTCTTGAAACTGGACGGCGGCAAGTTATTCTCTTCTCTGGTAGGGTCGAGTGAGGCCAATGTCAGGAACGCAATCGCCACGGCAGAAGCAGTTGCTCCAGTGGTAGTGCTCGTGGATGAAATTGAAAAAGCGTTCTCTGGTAGCCAGTCCAGTGGCCAAACCGATGGGGGAACATCCGCTCGCGTCATGGGGACGTTTCTTCAATGGATGAACGACAAGACTAAGCCGGTTTTTGTGGTTGCGACCAGCAACAACGTAAGCCAGCTCCCACCCGAGTTCCTCAGGAAGGGTCGCTTCGATGAGCTGTTCTTCGTGGATCTTCCCGATCAGGACGAAAGGGAGGAAATTTTCAAAATCCACATTGCGAAAAGGAATCGCAAGCCGGACGCCTTCAACGTCGCCGCATTGGCATCGGCCACAAATGGGTTCACGGGAGCAGAGATCGAAGCTGTGATAACTGAGTCTCTGTTCTCAGCGTTTGACGAAAAGATGGAGGTTGAAGACCGCCACGTTCTTGAATCAATATCAGCAACCGTCCCGCTCTCCCGCACGATGGCTGCACAGATCGAATCATTAAGAACATGGGCCAACGGGAGAACGCGAAAGGCATCGCTTCCGAAGCCTCAAGCTTCGCAGCATGGCCAGCGAAAGATAGCTTGACTCATGAGCACACCAAAACTCGGATCATGCTGCATCTGCGGCAGGAAGAAGAATGTCCGAAACATCCTCAGTCTTCACACGCCATGTCCTACTCCGGGCAAAGGCTGGGGTTGTGTGGTCTGCGGGCTGCCTGCGAACGGCGCCATAGCCGTATTGTGCGACGGGTGTCACGACGATTTCCTAGCTGGAAACGCGCAGCTAATGTGGATCTGCACCGGATACCCAGGAGTGGACGGTCGAACGCCTTACGTCGCGGAGCATCATCAGCTCTTGGACAAGTTCGACCACGACTATTCCAAACATCCTGAACACGTCGTCAACAACTAATCCGTGAACACTTTGGCCAGCAGCAATCGCTGTAGAAGGCGTTCCCAGGCCCAGATGTTTCGTCTGGTTCGCCGTTACAACGGAATGGCCATTGAGTTCAGTTCAGCCGTTCGGAAACTAGAAGAACTCGAGAAGGAGGCCTCCTCAGACTACGGCCAATCTTCTCGAGTTCAACTACTTTCCTTCCCGCTGAACTTCGGATTGCTGTCTGGCCGAAACTTTGGGCGGTTGGTTCCGATTCGTACCGGAATGGTTCCTTAGCCCGCGCCGTAGCCAACCTAAACGGCGCCCTTTTTAATTATGGATCAACCAAAACTGCACCGTGAAATTCTGGAAGTCGGTGACCAAGTCAATTGCGATTGGTGCAACCACGATTATACCGCATCCGACCTGTCCGGGGGGTTCCTGTTCGGCAACTATGCGGTCTGCCCGGAATGCGCCGTGGTAAAGATGGAAAGCATCAAGGCGCTAAACGAAGAGAACCACATCGGGGAGCGTTGTCCGCACGATCTCTCTTTTGCCGACTGGGTCCGAAAGCTGCGTTATCGAACAGCCCAAACCAAAGTCATCATCACCACACGAGAATGACCGCTACCGAATACCTAGCGCACATCGATCAGGCGATTGCCAAAGCCAATAACCTGCACGGCAAACATTGCTGCGCTAAAGGCTGTCATCACTGCTGCTCCGAAGAGTTGCACGTCGACGAGCGCGAGGCTGACCTGATCATCGAGAACATCCATCCCAAGAACCTGAAACAGATTCAGGAGCAGACGGCTGACTGGTTGAGCAAGGCCGCTCCACTCCTGGACACGGAAGAAGTCCATGGCGTCATGGCCTGGCGCGCGATTGACAAGCCGTGCCCCCTCCTGATCGATGGGATCTGCTCGGTCTACTCGGTCCGGCCCATGGCCTGCCGGATGTTCTTTGCCATGGGTAAGCCGGTCGATTGCCAGATGCCGCAACGGCAACAGCAGAAGTTTGCTAACTTCGACATGGACAAGATGGCGGCTATGATGGTTCCGTTCGTTCAGGACGAAAAAACGGCGGTCATGGATCACCTGGGCGTGTTCCTGGCGGAGAAGATTCTCGACCTGGATCTGGGCGGGAAGACCAGGACGATTTTTATAACCCAAAACGAAGACCAAGGAAAAGAAGATCGGGCCGTTGAGAGCGTGCCATGAACCTTTTTTTCGCGCTGTTGGTGTTGGTTGCTGAGCCTGGTGGCAGGCGTAGGCTAGCCCTGGTCGGATCGACAGGAAAGCGACAAAGCCAACGTCTCGCGTAGAGACAAAAACGGAACTTCGTGAACGAAGTCCCGTGGGAACGGCGCATAAAACATGGCAGCGGTGAGTGAGTGACAAAAGCCTCACCGCTGCTTCACTTTACGATGCAAAAACTGCTAATCCCAAAGAGCAACGGCCGCACACGCACTGTGTATGTGCCTGATGACGATCTCAAGCGGTCACTCCGCGCGCTCGTCCCCCAGCTCAACCTTCTGGCCGAAGAGCTGGACATTCACCGCGTTTGCCACGGCTTCACAGAAGGCCGAAGCCCGGTTACCAACGCCAAGTGTCACATCGGATTCGAGTACACGGTCTCGTTCGATCTGGAGAACTTTTTCGATAGCGTCACCAAAGACCACGTCTGCCGAGCCTGCGAAGGAAAGCTCAAGGTATCGGACTGGGCCTTCTTGACTCCGGCATTCCAAGATTGCTTCGTTGACGGAGCAGCTCGCCAGGGACTACCTACATCACCAGCCTTGGCTAACATCGGGTTCTCGCCGGCTGATCGCGACATCATGGCGCTCTGCCCGAGGGGGAGGTTCGCGGAGCGCCCGTTTGTTTACAGCCGTTACGCTGACGACCTGACGTTCTCCTGCCGCACCATGGCCACAGTCGAACTCCTGAAAGAGGAGATCCCGCGTATCGTTGAAAAACACGGCTTTAAGATCAACGCAGCCAAGACCAGGATTCAGGCTGCGGTAGCAGGAAGGCGCATCATCACCGGAGTAGCCGTTGGCCAGCACGACGTCACGATCACGCGCGAGGTGCGGCGCCGCATCCGCGCGGCCCATCACCAGGACACAGCCGGGTTGAAGCGGCGCAACATCCGGCGCATGCTCTTCGATCGAAAGCGTTGGAAGACCAGGTTGCCATTGCGCGCCCGGTTCCATTACAGCATGAAAGGGCTGATCGAATGGGGGAAGCTCAAGATGCCAAAGAATGCCAAGGACCAATCCAAGAGCGCCGTGGTCCGCGCAGCTGCCAGAGTGGTCGCAGCCGTAGCCGGACAGGACGTGAGCAACCGCATCGTTAAAGCGTGGACCAGGAGGTTCGGGTGACACCGGACTGGGCCGCTCTTGGTCTAGCTGAGTTTCGGACATGGTTCGGGATTAACGGCGGCTGCTACGCGGACTTCAAAGATGAGCACGGCCAATACAGGATGGTCGGAGCGGACGGACCGGCAGAGCTGTACAAGGCTTGCTTGCAGTATGTCACGGTCAAAGAGCAATCATCGGATAGTTACGAACTAATACGGCACGAAGGAAAGACGCCGACCTTGCGCCCGAAGCATCCCAAGAACATCTCAACTTGGGCTAAGCCTGAACCAGAGACAGTCCCATCGGAATGGACCAAGGCGGCACAGAACCAGTTTAATGAAGAGATTATGGAGGCAATCCGAAAGGTCCCGAGCCTCACACCGAAGCAGCCGAAGAACGAACCGTCGAAACCGAAACCCAACGAGAATCCTTGGAAACGTAGATTCGGATGACATCACCACCATCACAGTACCTTCCATCCCGGCCTGAGCAATTTGTAGGCAAGACGCGGCGTATAGCCGTCGCTCTCTTCGCCAAGGCTCAAGCCATAAAACTGAACAACGCCTCCGCCAAATGGCTGTTTACGGGGCCGCCTGGCCTTGGGAAGAGCCGACTGGCCGAAGTCCTCGCCCGGGACCTGGCGCACCACCCAAGCTACATCGAGCACCTGAATGGCCAGAGCTTGAACGTGGACTTGGTTCGGGAGTGGGAACGGAACCTTTGCTACAAACCGATTAGCGGCGAACGATCAGCGAAGGTCATCGACGAGATCGATGCCGCTTCCACCGCGGCCCTAAACGAGCTACGCACTTATCTGGACCGGCTCAAATCTGGAACCGTCGTGATCGCTACCACCAACCGGACGATCAAAGAATTGCCGGCCCAACTCCAAACCCGGTTCTTCTACTACCAGTTCGAGCCAGTCACCCCGGACGACTTCGCGGATTGGATGGCAACTCAGTTCGGCTTCGACCGATCCGTTGCTCTGGACATCGGCAAACGAAACATGGGATGCGTCCGGTCGGCCATGATAGACTGCGAGGCGCACCTGGACAGGGAGGAACTGTGAGACTTGAAGACCTATCTCCTATGCCATTCGGAAAGTATGTTGGAACTCCCATGCAGGACGTGCCAGCGGGTTACCTGCATTGGTTGTGGGTGAACGGCATGAAGGACGACATTCACTGCAACGTGGCGGATTACATTCGCCGCAGCTTGGACACTCTCAAGAAAGAGCATCCGGATGGGATTTGGACATGACAGCCAAAAAGATCGACATGCCGCGCGAGTTTGAATTCGCCAACGACGCCTTCATTCTCGTGCCGGAGTACACGGACGACGGCGCCAAGGCCCAGGCCGAGCTGGATGCGGCTATGGAAGCCAGGCGCGCGAAAGCCAAGGCCCAGCTCCAGCTTCCTCTGGATAACAACAAACCGAAGTTATGAGCCAAAAGAAACGTTGCTCCGGCGAAGAAGCCTGGAGCAGACGACTCGACCGGTTCGTGCCGATCCTGGTTCGCCTTCTGGCCCGGGACCCAAGAGGACGCCCGCTGACAACCGCGGAGATCGCCGAACGGTCTGGCCTGTTCCCGATGGAGATAGAGACCCTGTCCCGCGCCACGTCATGGGATGGCGTCACCATCCCGACTTACCGATCCTTCTGCCGGGCTTGCAACCTGGACCTGATGAACTCGCAACAGGCCAAACGCAACGAGGTTTACCTAAATGGGAAGCTTGTCAACGGTGTTCGGCAGCCATGCCTGTGGTTATTCCTTAAACGCGATCCGGCCTGGGAGACCTACTACCGGCCGCTCATGCTCCTCTACATCGAGTTCATTACCAAGAAATTGAAAACGCCATGACGCTAACCAAAAACGAATCTGGGTTCTGGGAGGTCCGAGTCAAAGGACCGGACGGAAAGTACAAGAGCAGGTCTACCGGCCGGAGAATGAAAGGCGAGGCTCTGGAGTTCATCCGCTCCGCGCGCATCGAAGAACTCGAGACGGCGGCCCAACTCGGAGTCTTGAGCCGGGACGTGGCTTCCATCCTGATCAGCGGAGCCAATCCTTTGACCGTGGCCGAAGCGATCCCGCGATGGAAAGAACACATGGAATACCGGCGCCTTAGCCCGCGCTCCATTGCCAACGCGGTGATCTGGGTTAAAGCATGGTCCGCCTGGTCCCACCTAGAGAAGAAGCCTTTGTCGGATCTCAAGATCAGCGACCTGGATGGCTGGATCAACGGCGAGGCCTGCGAGAACAAGCTGGGTAGCCGGAAGGTCATGCTCTCTGCGCTGCGTTCGTTCTGCGGTTTCTGTCAGGACTCAGGCTGGATGACTGGCAACCCGGCCAATCTGATCAAGGTCGACCTGAGCCTGCTCCTGCACGCTCAGAAGGAGACCCTGAAACGGCCGTGCTTCACGGACGAAGAAGTCCAGATCCTAACCGAAGGAACGGGCCCGGGCGGGGATTGTGAGCATTCCTTCTGGCACGCAGCCATCATCATCGGCCGCTACACCGGACTGCGCATGGGTGACATTGCCTCTTTGCAATGGGCCAGCCTGAGCTTGGAAGGCAAAGGGTCTTTGGCTGTCTGGACAACGAAGCGTGATCGACGGGTAGAGCTTCCGCTTGAGCCTGAGATCCTACGATCAGTCTTCTCCTCCATCCCTTCGGAGCACCCGGTCTACCTGTTCAATCACGAACGGGTTCTGAACGCAGACGTCGGCGCACGCTGCTCGCTATCCATGCAGTTCTCCAGGATCATGCGCGCTCTCCAGATACCGATCGGGAAGACGTTCCATTGCCTGCGCGCGACCTACATCTCAGATTGCGCGGCCAATGGTATTCCAATCCACCATATCTCACAGGCGGTTGGCCACGCTACACCGGACACCACCCACGGTTACATCAGGGAGAGCGGATCAACCCAGAGCATCGACTGCAGCGATAATGGCGCGCAGCCGGCTGTCTGAGTCCGCGCTTTTGGCAGCTCTTAACGCCTGGATGTGGCGGATGAGAAGGAGAGTCTGCGCTTCGAGTTCACGGGTCGACCACGCCGGATGGGCTGGATCCAGTTCAATCCTACCGCGCTGGATCAACTTCCAGGATCGACGTAGGGAGAGTTCAATCTCGCCCGGTTTTCTCCCACCGTGGAAACCCATATCCCTGGCGATCATGGCTAACGTGGCGAAGCACGGTTTTTGCCGGCCTTGCTCTGTCTCGGCCCAGAGCCACTGCGCGATCCGCACGGTTTCCGGGTTTCTGATTGGCGCAAGATGCGGGTGATTTGAGAACGCAGCCGGATCGTTTCCGCCGACCAGTAAACTACCCGCTGGCGAAGGTCCATTACCTCCAGGGCCAGCAGGTGGGCGTCGTGTGGGGACCACGCCTTCACTCACGGGAGTTAGCGTTTAACTCTGCCGAACGCGACCGATCCACCGTGAATCCATTTTGCGGCGGGAGTGTATTGGAAGTCCGGGTCCGGTGGCGTGCGTTCGTAAAGTGCAATGTCGAACACACCATCTTTTCCAGGAGGCCCTTCGGGGCGCACAAGCGTGTAAGTGTTCGTTCCGTCGCTGACGCTTTGGTCACCGGGGGCGTTGATCTTGATGGTTGCCATAAGCATTACGCGGGTGATGGAAGTGCGGCGATGGCTGGCGGGGCGATGAGCGCGGCTAGACGCGCCTTAGCTTCGGCAAGACCTTCATCGTAAGTCTTTTTAGTCAAAGCGCAGACCGCGTGTACCTGTTCCACGGTCATAGGCTTATCCCACGTCTGAATCAGTTGCTCGATCAGGTTCACGGCAGTAGGGCCGTAGGTGATAAGCAGTTGGGCAATCATGGCACCGGTCATGGGGTTCCTTTGGTTACTGGCTTGGCTTTGCCATAGCTAAACGTGTTGATAAGCTGGAGAAGGGATGTCTGCGAGGCAATCAGCGCGTCTTTTGTCGCCTTGAGAACGGTCTTGTCGCCATTGGAGGCGGCGTAGGCTTTATCCGCAACGTCGGCCGCAAGCTGGAATTGCTGGTAGGCGTTACGCACCGCGAGGTCTTGCGCCGGAGTCACCGGGTTGGCAGCGGCGTAAGTCCACCAGCCTTCCATTGCGGCCATGCCTACTTGCACGGTGCTGACGATTATTTTGCCCGTTGATTGGCAGGCTGGCGTGAGCAGCAGCGCGAAAGCCAGAATGGCAAGTGCACTAGTTTGAACAAGTCGATTTCGCATTTCGTTTATCCTTCTTTTTGGGTTTCTTGGTTTCAGTGGCTTCGCGGATCGTGATGCGTTTAATCTGCCCCGGTCGTCCAATGCCAGTTACAAATAGGGTGCGCTCTTTCATGGCTTGGCGATGGGTTCGACCGGCACAACCGGAGTCGGCGTTTTGCCAGTCACTTCTTCCGTGCTCTTGTTATTCTGACGCGCCGTGAAGCCGACAAGCCCAACAGCTAATGCGTTCAGGAATGGCACCCAGGGTTTGATGTAATTCGCGCCGGGAGCGTTGTCCGGGATGAGCGTGGAGGCGGCGGAAAACACCGCGATCAATCCGCCGAGTTTCGGTAGCCATGATGGACCGAGGGCAAAGTTAGTTGTCATTCGTTAATTTTCGTTATGTCGCGCCCCCCGCTCCAGCTCGCGCTTGATCCAGGCGATGTCCGCTTTAAGAGTCGAGAGGTCGTCGCGCATGTTTTCCAGCGCGGTAATACGGCGCTCATGCTGGACAATTGAGTTAAGCACGCCCATTTTGGTAAGCTCTTTCATGTCCATCTCGTTACTGCCCAAGCGGCTGGCAATATCGCCCACCTTGTCGTTGAGCTTTTGCCAGACAATGGCGATTGAAACGATGCCCCCAACTGCCGTGACGAGATGCCCGATATTGAACGACCAGAACCCGCTCATAAGCAGCTCCATATTTTGTTGTCATGGGATCACCGCGATTGCCAGATAACTTCACGAGTGAAATGTAAACATCGGATGCCCGACCATCGAGATTTGGCTTGTCTTTGTAGTTAGGTATGGCGAGGCTAGAAGCGTGGCGACCGCCTCCCTGTAAGAAGCGGGCA